CAAGCACTGTTGCAAGCATGCCACATACATTAGGAGTAGCCATACTTGTCCCTGAAATTTTCATATTATGTTGTGAGCCCTCTAAAGGATGTGTTACTCGTGTTACTCCATCTAAGACTTTATCATTTGAGCCTGAGTTATCATCTGAACTAGCTCCCATAATATTATTACCTGGAGCATAAATGTCTACACCAGGTCCGCAACAACTGAATTCACTTTTTTGTTCTAGTCCTCCTGTATATGTAATATCCAAAGAACCTACCATAAATGCTTCCGTATCGTAAGGACTTGCTCCTCTGTGATAATATCGTGTTATTCCTCCTACTACAACTCTATTATCCCAGTCACCATCATTTTCAGCCGCAATGTAATAATAACTATTACCTGCCGCAATGCAAACATGCACACCAGCATCTATAAGTTCTTGTATATCTGTATCTACACTAGTGACTCTAGCATTAAATTTCCTAACTGGATTACCACCGCTTGTAAATATTTTTGTTAATATACCTGCGTTATCTCTTAAATTATTATCTGATGCAAATCCTGAATCTCCGTATGTCCAGTTTGCCCCTCTAAAATTACCACTTGTTGGTGTTTGTGTATTGGTTCCAGAATATCCCCAACTCATGTTTACAATAGTAGGACGTTTGTAGCCTGTTGCAGGGTCTATTGGTTTATTGTTATGCCAACCTTTAATTACATCAAAACAATCTCCAACAGGATAACCTGTTCCAGTATCATTTGATCCTTCTAATCCGTTTACCTTTAATGCATATATGTGAGCATCCTTGGCCCAGCCTAAAGTTCTACCTGCTACTGTGCTTGCAACATGTGTACCATGACCGTCAGTATCTTTATAATGATTCGCAGACTGTGGACCGGCAATACCACTCTCGTCATACCAATTTATTTGTTTTATTCTTGATACCCCGTTAGCATCAGTAAATTCTATATGTCCTGTATCGATTCCTGAGTCTTGAATAACAACATCAACACCTTTGCCTGTTAGATTGTAATTAAAAGGTCTTGTTGAACTAACTACTCCGCTACCCCATACGTCTTCTCTTGAAGTAGCTCTAAGCATACCCCAATTTAGATCACTGCTTATAACAGATGAAGTCTTACGCCAAGTTCCTGTTTGAGTAGCTCTAATACCAATTTGTATATCGTCTCTGTTTTCTGGAGGTTCTTGTATATCAGCAACACGGTCATCTTTGAGAAGTTCAGTAACTTCTGATTCTTCTAACATATAGTGTGTGTTACGTTGAGATAGCGGTCTTGCATTTGCAACATCTACAGTTCTATCTTTGATAAGCCCGCGTCCAATACCTTCTTGCATTTCGCTATCAAAAGCTTCATAGTCTACACCACGCTTAAGACTTATAATATATTCTTTTTCAGCCATTTATTATGTCCAAGGTCTACCTGTGACCAACCCTCCTGAATTATCATTGTCAATTACGTTTGCTGTACGATTATCTCCTGCTTTGTAAAGTGTTGGTAGATTGCCTTTCGTTTTTGTATTTAAAGCTCTATAATAATTTGCATTAGTATCACCTGCGGCTAAACCTTTGCGTTTGGTTACTGCAATTTTAAGTATTTGTTCTTGTCGTTGTCTCTTGGTTCTAGAAGTTGTTCTGCCTAATGGTACGCATTGTACCATGTCGCCTTCAACTAAACCAGCCGCTAGTAAATCCATACTTCCATTAGTAGTTTGATTAATTGAAGGATCTTTAGTTGCTACAATTTCTTCATATTCTGTTGTAGTGATTTCTTGGCCTTCTATAGCTTGTGCTAGTGCAGTCAACCCATTCATAGTGGTGCTACCCATAGTAACTGTCAAATCAAATACTACACCTGTTAAACCTTTGCACTTGATTGTTGCCATACTAGCTCTCCTTATGTTACAATATTAATAGTGTTACCCATATTACTGTGAACAGTACACTGATAGTATACTGAAGCTGGTGCAGTCATAGGCACTGTCCAAACAATAGTTCCGCTAGCGGCGCCATTATTAGTAACTCCTGTATTATATGCTGACCCACCGTTACTTGTTCTTATCTGGAATGGATGGCTACCTCCTGTATTATTAATAAAGTGGTAAGTTTCTCCTCTACGCACATAAAGAACTGGATCGTTTTCTGCACCTAATGGAAAATATCTTGAATCTTGTGCAAAAATGTAATCCGATCCATTTGTAGTCATTGTAAATGTGTGTATATCTGTTGCAGTTGTAAGGTATCCTGCACCATTTGTAAGTTGATTGTTATTTGTTGGAATATCATCTGTGATTGCAATTGATTTCCAGTTGCTTCCTATTCTTAATTGCATTTTAGAAAGCGTTGTATTATATATAATATCTCCTGTAGATGCAGTAAGAGCATCACGCTCTGCTGTAGTAAAACTTTTTATTCTAAGTTGGCTAGAGCCAATAATAACTGCGCCTTGTGCATTTAATTCAATGTTAGTTGTTGATGTAAATTTTGGCACGCCAGCGGCTGTACTAACAAGTTTATTTGCTCTAACGGTATTATTTACTACTAGGTCATTTTGTACTGTTAAATCACTGCTGAGTGTCATTGCTGGAGTTACAGTAATACTACTACTGTCATTAGTGTCCATAACACTACCGGTAAATGTAAAAGCTCCTATTGAGCCGCCACCTTGTGGATCTGCAGGGCTCCAATAGCTATTACTACTGTCCCAAGTTAAAACTTGATTGTTTGTTGGACTAGCTGTTGTGTTAACATTACTTAGCTCGTAAATTGATTGTGTAGTTATACCTGTTAAATAACCTGCACTAGCATGATTACCCCATCCGTATGATGTATCCCAGTTTCCAACTTTTGTGTCGGTAATAACGTTAGTGCCCATATTAATAGTATTACCATTTGCATCTAGTGTACCACCAAGTTGTGGAGTAGCATCAGTAACAATATTAATAGTAGCTAAGTCTGCTGGAGTAAAAGTAATAACTCCTGTAGCACTATCATAAGATCCGCCTCCACTGCCACTTGCGGCTCCTAGTTGTGCAGAAAGTTGTCCAGGCACAGTAGATAAAAGTGCAATAGTTCCAGATGCATCAGGTAGTGTAATAGTATTATCTTGTGTTGGATTTCCTGGAGTCAATGTTGTTTCATGATCATCAGCTGATGTTCCTTCAAACACAATTGAACCTTGATCCATAATCAAGTGATTGCCTATGTTTACATCACCGTTTTCACTTACTTTAAAAATGCGGTCTGTTTCAGTAGGTGTACTATCTGGATCTATATTATTAAAAATTCTAAATGCTTGACCTGAGTCGCCGCCATTACTATCTAAGAAAAAGTTAATACTTTTTACACTGCTTAGGACTGTGTTATTATTTTGTCCTAAATGTGTAACAGTAAAATCTAAGAAACTAACTGTACCAGTATCTGCAAAAGCAATTCTATTTTGTCCTGTTATTAATTCTCCACTTAATGAAGGAGTTGTATCAGCTGAAAGAGAACCAATTGCATCTGTTATTCCATAACCTGCAAGTGTAGTTGGTGTATTAGTAAAGTTTGTCCAATTTAAGAAATAAGGACTATCAAAACCATCTAATGTATCAGCGTTTGTTCCACCGCCACCCGATGTAGCGTCAGCGCCTGGCGCCCATTGAGAACCATCCCATTTAAGCACTTCTCCTGCACTTGGTGTTGTATTACTTACATCACTTAAATCAGCTAGTACGTTGTTAGGGAAATTATGTCTAGCATTTATACCGTCAACTAAAAGTGTGCTATTATCTGAATATACAGAGCCTGTGAGGTCCCCGTCAAATGTACCAGCGGCAGATGATGTATAAGTAACTTCACCTGTTGCAGTATTATACCTTAAAAATGAATCATTAATTGCTTCTCTAATTGGTTTAACAAAAAATGAATTTGCTTGTGTAGAATTAAATTCAGCACCAGTAGCACTAAGCATAATAGTATTTGCGTGTTGGTTTGTTTTACCAACCATTGTACCAATAGCAACAGAACTAGCACCTTGATTAACTTGCCCTGCATTTTGTCCAATAGCAATACCGTCTGTCTGTTGATCATCTCTACCTGCCGCATAACCTATAGCAATACCATCAGCGGATTGATTTAAATTACCTGCCCGTTCGCCTATTGCAATACTATAAGTGCCTTGATTAGTTAAACCAGCATTTAAACCTATTCTAACATTTGGACTTGTTGATCTTAAATCTGAACTGTTAACAGGTCCTACTACAGTACCAGTAATACCGTCAATTACAACTCCTGAGTCGTCTGCAAATACTGAACCTGTGTGATCGCCAATATGATGTCCTCTAAGTGTAGAATTAACTCCATCAACTAATACAGTTGAATCGTCTCCATATACACTACCAACATGCTCACCAATTAATACACCATTAAGCGTACCATTAAAAGTTGCCGCAGTTATATTTCCACTTGCGTTTATATTTTGGAAATACCCTATACCAAAACGTTTTGTTGTAGTTCCTATTGCGCCTGTGTTAGCAGTCGGCGGCTCTATTGTAGATGTTAATTCAGTTGTTCCTAATTGTACTTTTGTACCTGCCGTAATTGATCCTGTTGTAGGATAATGTATATTACCAACTAATGTACCACTTGTCCCGTCAACAAGCATAGTGGAATCATTTGCAAATACACTTCCTGTGATATCAGCAGTAAGAGTGCCTCCACCTCCGAAGAAGTTTCCTATTAAACTATTAACTTCGCTTGTGGTTGCAAAACCGCTATCATTAATAAATTCTGAAACGTTAGTAGGATTTCCTTGTAGTGCGGCGTAAGGAATAAGTCCTGTAGTTGCATCAAATATTGTTGTACCACTGAAAGATTTTATATTGGCATACACATCTGTTGCCCAAACTTGAGCAAATCTAAGCGTATTACTTCCTATGTTTGAAGTATTATTAGTAACTGGTAATATATTTCCAGAAATATCTAAGCTTGATACATCAACATTACCAAATGCACTCAGCGGTCTAAATTCTATTCCTGTGCCTGCTGTATTTACAGCAACAAACTTGTCTGCGTTACCTGTGTACGTACTTGGTGTATCTGAAAGTTGTAAAAAGTTTTGAGCTACAATTCTATTTCCATTTACAGTAAGTACCGCGGCTTCTATTGTGCCTAACGCTGTAATATTTTGAACACCTACAATACTATTGTCAGCAAGATTAAGGTTGTCTCCTGTTTGAAGCTCTTTTATCTTGTTTGCATCAAGCGTGTCTATTATTAGTGGATATCTATTCGCCATGTTAATTTACATCCTGCTGTTTTATATATTTATCGTAACCCATTATAGTGCCGCAATCCTTAATTGAAAATCAGCAAAACTTGTGCTAGCCGCAACTTCTGATTTTAATACACTTAATTTAACATACCCGGGTATGTTTCCATTTACTGCATCTACTAATATTGTACTATCGTCACCAAATACACTACCATTTACATCTCCTGTCAAGTGCCCATAAAATTTTCCATTTATCCCATCAACTAACAAGGATGAGTCGTCCGCAAATACAGAACCTTTAATAGCATCTGCTGTAATAGCCGCATTATTTACAAGTAAAGTTCCTGTTGCACTAACACTTAATCTAGTACCTCCTATGTAAACAAAGTCTTTTACATGTAGATTGCGCCATTGTTTACCAGATGTGCCTAAATCATGTACACCGTCTTGCGAACTTGCAAGATTTGTATTTAACGCTGTTGGTTCTGCAAAGTTCCCGCCATAAAGTTCACTAAAATTATTATTAATCTTTGTAAACGCTGTACGTAAAGGATCCCCGTCACCTTTGTTTGCACTTGTACCTATGTTTATAGTTTGTCTAGCCATTTGTTAGGTTCCCTTTATCAACTTGTATTCTAATTTTTCCTGCCGTAACAATTACTTCACGTTTTTGCTCATTTTTTCTATCTTGCGATAAGGGAGCTCCTTCTTTTACAAGTTGTTTTAAATATTGTTTACTTAATAGATTTTGATGTTCTTCGTTCATTAATGCTTACCTACTACAATTTCAACTACGCCACGGTCGCTATCTGTTTTGCTTCCTACAGCCTTACCAATGACAGTACCAACTTTTGGATTGTTGTCTACAATAGCATATCCTGGAATAGCACTTGTAACTAACATGTCGCCTTTCATAACCAAGCCTATCACTTTACAAGGCACTCTACCTTGTAGTGCTAAAGGTGTCACATGCTTACCTTCTAAAGCTGAATTCATTAAGTGTGCTGGTTCAGTAGATACTATACCTGCAACTCTTCTATCACCTTTTGCCTGTGTTGTTGTTAATTCTTTTTCACCACCAAACACAAGTACCGTACCTGCTTCATAATCTTGATCCGCTATGTAATTCTCAGCTAAGTCAGCGTAGTAAGCTTCTGTAGCTGTTCCATAAAACGTAGTAGCATAAATGTCTTTATATTTTAATGTTGCACTACCAATATCGTATGTATTTGTAACATCTGGTAAAGCACCTGTACTACTAAAAATAAATGGTACAACACTAGAAGAAGTTCCGCTATCAGCTGTAACAATACCTACTTGTCCTGCCGCAGTTTTACCTGTATTAGCACCAATTGCAATAGCTGTACTTGCCGCTCCCTTTTCGCCTGGAGCTTCAATAAAGCTAGAATAAATCCAATCAACACCTAAGACAGCTTCGCCATTAAAGTTTGAAGCATTTTGTAATGTACTTTCTGCAACACCAGTGCCGTCTATGTTAAGACTACCTGCCATTAGTATATCAGGTGCACCGTTTGAGCTTGTACCATTTGTACCTGTTGCCCTAAGTATTTCACCTTGTGCAGGTGTTTTCATAATGACTGTTGTAGTATCTAGTGATAAAATTTCATATGTTGGATCACCACCAAGTATCAATGAATTTACTTGTATACTTCCGGAAGTATCTGTCTTAACAATACTGTTTACTTCACCAGTTTTTGTTACATTACTTACAGCATATGTTCCTGAACCTGTTTTAATTACAGCTTCACCTGGATCTGCGGCTGCTCCTACTGTTGTAGTTAAGTCAGCATCGCCTATACCGCCGCCTTGTGAAACTACTGTTGAAAATGATATTTCATCTATATCATTGTCACTACTATCTCCACTCCAATTACCTAATACAGTTCCATCACTAATACGTTGAATCTTCTTAAGGTTAAGTTGGCCATCAGCAATACTAACAAATCCATTTGTTGTTGTAAATACTGCTTGATCGTATGCACTTAAACCTAAATCAGATTGATCAATATTTACAGCATTTACTCTAGTGCCTGCGGCAGTCATTGCAAGTTTACTTTGTGAAATCCCTGCTGAACCACTTACGTCAGCATTAACAATAGAGCCTACTTTGTATTGTATGTCTAAATCTACATATCTATCTGTTACAACTCCTCCGACAATAGTTCTTTGTCTTGTCGGAGTAAATGTTATATCACTTGAAGTTGTTGCAATACCGTTTGCCCAGACGTCAATTGGTCCTTTTACAAGTGTACCTTGGGCGCCGCCAACTACACTAACTGTATCTTGTGTTTCGCCGCCACCTGCTGGTAAACCATCTGTAAATGTTCCTGTTACTGGAGTGTAAGTTATTTCAACAACATTACCTTCAACATTTGTTGTTGTTTTTAAGTCAACTATAGTACCAGTTGCACCACTGTTATTACCGCTTATAGTTTGTCCTTGAACAAACGGTCCACTTACAATAGAACCTGCACTAATAATAAGTTTCTTTTCTCCTGTGGCAACAAATAAGTTACCTGCAGAATAATCATTATATTCAGAACTTCTAAGTGCTGGTACGTCAATACTACCACCAATATTATCAACATAAGATTTAGTAGCCGCATCGCTGTCTTGTGCTGGTGTTTTTAAGTTTGTAATTGTGTTACTCGCGGCATTTAAGTCACCAGTCATTGGTACAACACCATTAGGAGCAAGTACACCTGGCCCTAACTTGTTTGCTACTGCTGTACCATTAACATCATAACCTAAACGTCTGTTGACATATCCTCTGACAGCACCTTCTGTTGGAACTGTATCACTAGCGTTGTCTGTCATTGCTGTATCTGTTGAGAATTCAGTAATCACAACTCCTCGCTTAAATCCAAGTCCGTCAACATCTGATAACGCTATACTTGCACTAAATGTTACAGTACCTGTACCTTGGTCAACTTGGAAAAATTTACCAACCCTAAAAATACCATTTTGGTCTGTACTAACAAAGAAAACTCTACCTTTGTTTTTCTCAACAACTTCTTGAGCGGCATTCTTTTCACCCGGAGGACCAAAAATAAAGTTTGGATAGTTTGTAGCATTAAAGCCGCCTGTACCGATATCTAAGAAATCATGTCCTGTAGCTCTACATGTTGAAATGTTAACAGTAACATCACCAGTCGCACCTGCTTGTAGACCTGCACGTATTGTATTAGTTAGATTACCTAATATAACTGTACTATGTATACCTGTTGCATTTGTAGAATTAATTGTTTCCCCTACATCTGCAAGATCGACTATAGCGTAAACATCATCAGAAGCTGATACTTGTTCTGCTCCTGCTCCGTTGACACCTCTATAATTGTATACATAGTGTTTTTTACCTGCCCAAGTTATAATTGGAGCTTCAGTTAATGATGAACTTGTCCAGCCAGCGGGTCTGTAAGCTTCTGGTGTCCTAACATTATTGTTAAGTCTAAATTTTTCATTAGCATCTGCTACTGCTTGAAGTGCTAGTCTTACATCTCCTGCTGTGGATCCTTTAGTTGTCCCTGTACCACTTAGTGCAGTTTCAGTTGCCCTAGTGTTATCAATTGTTAATCTAATATAATCAAATGCACTATCAAATCCTGCTTGAATACTATTTGCACCTAAAGCAGTGCCTAAACTATTACTTGTTAAAAACGAAATTGATCTATAAAAGAAACCAGGATTTTCATTAAATAGTACCGCAGTGCTTGGTCTAATAGTTAACAAGTCTGGCTGTGCCAAATCATTTAAAATATGTGTTTCATTACGTCTATAGTTAACTATATCATTATGGGATGGTTGAGCAATTACCCCATTTTGTGCATATTGAGCAGACGAAGTACTAAAGTTTAATTTGTAAATTGCACCACTATAAGTCGGTGTTTCGTCTGATGTTGTATCTGCTGTACCTGCAATAGATGCTCCTGTAATTGCACCTGTGCTAGGTGTACTATCTCCACTGTCTACTTGGGTAACTGTAATAGTTGCATCATTAGTAGGTGTTGCACCACCTAATAGATCGCCTGTAACTAAAAACGTATCATTTTCTCTATAGTCAGTTCCTGGTGTAGTTACTACAACAGAATAGCCATCGGTTTTTGTCTTTCGTATTTGAAAACGTGCATTGTTAGCTGTACCTACTGCTACTGTTTGTGTTGCAGTAATAGGAGGACTTCCTCCTACGCCTACTCCATTGTAACCAGCCAAGTAAGGTGTTGCTAATTCAATATTAGAAACTTCATATCTTCCTTGCACAGGATTAGGTGAAGCATTTGTATGATAGATATCAAACTCTGATCTATTCGATGGAATATCTTTAAAATCGTACACATACATGTAAGCTGTAGTAGCCGCATTAGTATAACCTGTTGCATCTACTGATAACGGTACTGAATTAGCACCTAATGCACCTGTGGTTGATCCTGTAATTTGATTTGTTGTATCAAATGATCCTGAACTATTTCTAAGATAGATGTTTACACTTCCGTTAGCGCCAGTTGAAATAACTACTACACCTGTTGCACCTGAACTGGCCTGTGTAAATGTTTCACCTGCTACAGCCTGTACAGGTCCTGTTAACTGTAAAACAACCGAAGCTGAGAATATTTTGCCTGGCATTACCATATCTTCTGCTAAGGATACAGCATCTGGTATTTCGTTTGGATCAGATCCTTCTGCAACTAATCCAAATTCGCCGTAACAACTTGAACCCGTAAGTGATCTAATTTGTGATCCGTTTTTAGAATAGTAACTTGCATGACAATAGTATGTAAACATAGATACCATTTCTGATATACCACCGTTAACAGCAACTAATCCATAACCTAGATCATTTATTTGTGTAAAGTCATTACCTAACATACTTCTGTTACCAGCTGTTTGTAGTGTAATATCAATTGGTGCCGCAACACTCTGGACAGTTTTTCTTATGATAAGTGCTTTATTACTTTCTATAGAACTTTTTGCAGTTTGTAATGCACTAGTAGCCCATGTAACATCTGGATTAATTAAAGCTGGTACACTATTAAGATTAGATGCTTGGATAACATTTATTGTAATATCAAACAAGCTAACCAACTGTGTAGCTTCGGTTGCTGTTGCTGTTAGACCAGCAGTGACCTGTGTTTCAGTATTGCCTGTTGATTTTGTAATAGCATTACCTTGAATAATATCAGATAGTAAACCCTTGATATGATTCAAAGCATTTGCAGTAGGTGTTATTTCTGCGGCTGCCAGTACAGGAACACCGTCGTCTACATATGATCTTGCCGCAATTCTTGATGCTTGGTTACCACCGTAGTTAATATCGTATGATAAAGCATCAATTAAAAATCTTACATCTCTAGCACATTTAACTTGATCGTATCCTGGTGCAGGACTATTTAAATTTATGTATGCTACTGCTTCTGCGCCTAAGAAAACTCTGTTTTCTTGTAGCTTTGTTCTTGCTTCTACTGCATTTGCTGTGGGTAAAGATCCTGGGGTAGAAAAAGTAATAGTATCTGCGGCTTGTTCTGTACCCAAAGCACCATTATCAATAATATCAATTATTTCATCAAATGCGGCGTTTGACCTAGACAGTGCAGTAGCATCAGACGCTACGTTAGATAAGGCCGCTGTCGCCGCTTTTGCAACTTGAATAGCCGCAATAGTCTGTGTTTTTTGATTTGATTGTAAATAAGTGCTAACACCATTACGCTGATAAGCTAGACCATTTGTAACTTGGTTGTAGTTTGTATTCAACGCTAAATCAAAAGCCACCGCATCTAAAATGTATCCAGTATCTCTTTCACATTTAGTTTCGTCAAAGTTAAACGTACCTACTTGCGTTAAGTTAAATCCAGTTATTAATTCACTAGTAGTTCCTGTAAAACCTATTCCACCGTTTGAACTTCTATCCAATACAATTTCTGCTGTACCTAGTGACTTATCGTAATTTGTTAGGGCGTTAACTTGGAAACGTCTACCATCAATGTAAAATGCACATGGAGTTTGCGGACGTCTTACAAATAAGCCTTGTGGATCAGCTTGTGAGCCTAAACTTTGAATGGTCAATCTAAATGGATCATTTGCAACCCTACCTGTTACTCTAATTGCTGAGTTACCTACAAATGCGTCTGTATATAATCCGCCTCTAAATGCTTGTTTGTTTAACGATGCCGCAAAGCTAGAACCTGTTTGAATATATGGAGATTTTGTAAGGACCTGTCCGTCTGGATCAAGTACACCCATAAATCCGCCCTGACCTTGTACAGTCATGTTTCTTAAAATTGTTGCATCATTAAGCAAGAATACATCTAAATCTTGGTTACGCTTCGGTGGATTGTATGCGGCGTTAAATGCAAAGTTAACGCTATTAATAAAATTCTGTACAGTTGTATCAATTGTATCTATTTCAGTCCAAAATGTAGCAATTTCAGTTGCATCAAAAGTGCTTCCTGATGTGTGCTGGATTTTTGGAATATAATATCTAACAACTCCTGCTGATGTAAATTTAACAACATCTTGCAATCTATATAATTTTCCTGCAGACCAATTAGCAGGAGCAGAATCTCCATTTGTTAAATCTTGTGCATAAACTCTATCACTTGCACTTCCTCCTGATTGATTATATAATGTTGTTGGAGCCTGTCCTTGTAATAGTTTATTAGCCATAGTATAGATATGACTAACACCAGCTACCCATTCATCATAGTAATCACTTGGTAAAGAAGAGTCTGTTTTACCTTCCCAGTAAATATCACCTTGTTCTTCTAAAATAAATTCATTACCACCAAGTCTTAAATCTTTTATAATAGCATCAACAATTTTACCTACCCATCCAAACCATTTTGCCCTAGAATAAATTGCACCTGCCGGCAAAGCTGGATAAGTTGTTTCTACATAGTTTACAACTTGTTCTTGAATGAATTCTTTGTTGTCTATAAACGTAAGTGCTGATGTTTCCCAATTACCTACGTTGGTATAGCCAGCACCAATATTTTTTAAACTTCCTGGTTTTTCTAAATAATGGTAACCAAAGTATCCATCAAATGTTCCTGTTAATGGATTTTTATAAACATCTCCATTTAAAATTGTATCAACTGTTAATATAACAGATGGTGCTCCACCTGCACCTAATTGAGAATCTTCTATAGTTATTGTTTCGTCTTTTACAAAATCCTCACCTTTTACAGTTGGTGTTGCAGATTCAACTGCACCATTGCTGTCAATGACTACAGTAATTGTTGCATTTTTTCCTAGCTTGCTAGTAGTCATGTTAGAACTTGTTACAGTATAAGTTCCTGCTGTTCTTGAAGAATTAATCTGTGTTTCAAATTTTAATGAGTTTATTTCAGATACACCTAAAACTAAACCATCAAATTCAGCATCTCTGTAAAAATATGTGTCAGCATAACGGGATTGTGAAACACGTTTCTTAGGACGAACAATTACTCGTCTTTGCTCGTCTCCCCTAATGGAAACATTAGTTGGAACTTTAATAGGAAAGTCTTCTTCGTATATTCCTGATTCAACAATTAATACAACTTGTGTTGAATTTTGAACGTTTCCATATTCTAATTCTTCACCAGGAATAAATTCCACTGGCGTAAGAAGTTGTAACTCAATTTCATCAGTGGTTGCAATACTAACTGCTCTTGTGCCAGACTCATGTTTATAGTCAACCATTAAGCCTATAGCACCTGAAGTTCTACCTCTAAGAACTTTACCAGGAATAGCATCAGTGTTGTTTGGATTAGCTTGATCTAAGTAACCAAAGTTACCATTATTTGCGTTAATTTTGTATGTAGTAGTTCCATCAACAATAGCAGGTGCGTTTAATGCACCATTATTAATAACATCTAGTACAATTTGAAACTTAGCATCAATTGCATCATCAGCTTGTGCATCTGGAACAATAGCATTATTAATAAATTGTGTTACTTGTGTTTGATAGTTTGTTGAAACTGCTGTATTAGTTAGGATATTATTTTTAACAATGGTTTTAGCGTATGTAATACCAGCTACAGTTTCTGTTTTTTGTGTGCCTATAAGTATTTGCCCTTCAACACTTGCATAGTAAGTTAATCCTGCATACCTTGATAAGAAGTTTGCATTGTTTCCTAATAATGCATCTAATGAAACACTATCTAGTATTTCTTCTATACGCTTTTCAAATGCTTCTTCATCATACTTTCCTTTATGGTCGGGGTATGTTGCATTCATATATGCAGTTGTTTCTTTTGCAACAAACTCTTTGTTGTTTATTACAAGTGTTCTAGCATTTGTTCTGCCACTTATTGGAGAAGTAATACCTGCTGTGTTCACAGTAGAATTAGTTGCACCAGTATTAAATGTAAGTGTTTGCATATAAGGACCTGGCTCAGGAGGTGCTGAAACAATTATTTCTTCAGCCTTTCTAGCCGCGGCATTTATAGTTCTGTATGCATAACCAATTGCTCTACCTTGTTTACCGTCTGGTGTGTAACGTTGCGTATCGTCACCTTTCATTGTAACAAAGATGTTTACATCACTTGTAGCCGCAACATTATCGACATATAATTTAGATACTGCTTGTAGATCATCAGGACCGTATGGTGTACCTTTACCAGCTAGTTCACCTGGATGATCAAATAAGTTTAATGTGCCAGCCATTGTATCGCCTTGTCTACGTACAACAGACTTTCTAGGTAGTGCTACGTTATCTAACCAATTGCCTGTAAGTGTAGCATCATATGCCGCATCTGTAATTGTAAATGTACCTGTGCCACCACTTAATAGTATTCTTCCTGTATTTGCAATAGCTCCTGCAGATGTTGTATGCAAGCTAATGTTATTATCATCTATAATCCTTGTAAAGTAAGTATTTCCGGTTACAACATTACTTGGATCAGTTCCAGTTGATTTCCATTTAAATCCTGCACCAGTATAACTTCCTGTTAATCCGTGTCCTGATATAACAAGATTACCTAAATTTAATGAACCAACAGTAAGTGTATAAGCAGAAACATCAGTTGGTTCGTCGCCTAGTCTTAAACCTCCACCTGCAACATCTTTTTGTTGATAGTTACTATCTGCATAAGCTTTATTAATAACTAAATCTGATATAGTATAAGATGTATTATGTACAGAGTTAAATGTATCAATTGCGGCTTGCGTAACAGCTACGTTTGCAATAGGCTGTGTAGCCGCATCTAATGGACCACCTAGTGTTGGAACTGGGTCGTTAGAAACCTTAGAAACTAGTTGTTTAATTACTAGTTTACCATCTACAGTATAATCAAAGCCAATAGTATCAATAGTGCCGTCTAAAGCATTATTTGAAGCTAGCTGAAGTAAGCTAACACCACTACCATCGCTTTTTACTGCTGGTATTTTGTTTTCATTACCTTGATATGTATTTGGCGTGTCACTAAGGTCTGTAAAAGATATCTGTCCACCAATACCAAATACTGCATATAGTTCTTGGAAATTTTCGTTTACTTTACGAAACGATTCTCTAATACTATCGCCGGTGCCGTCATTACCTTCTACACCAATATCAATATTTTGCTTTGCCATTCTTTAAATGCTCCGTTATACTGCTGTAGCCAGCGAGTTATCTAGTTTATCCATATCAAAGTTTATACTTACTCCGCAACCACATTCTGACTTTGTGTTTGGATTTCTTATTTCAAATGTTTGCCCTACAAAAGATTTTACATAATCTACTTCTGTGCCTGCTAAAAACATTATACTGTGTGCGCCAATAACAAAATTTCCTGACCCTGTATTAATAACAATATCCATTTTTTCTACATCTTCTTCTTTTTCTACAGAATCCCAGTCATACTGAAACCCTGCACAGCCGCCGCCAGTAAGGTTTAGACTAACCGCGAAGCAATTATTTTCCTCGCAAAGTATGTTTACTTGTTTTTTTGCTTGTTCAGTTAGTGTGCAGATGGTCATTGGAGCTCCTTTAATCAATAGTATTTATTGAATTTTTTTATAATCTTAATGTTAAATATAGTTATGTTCTTAAAAGAATTCAAAAAAGAAACCCGGCATACGAGGTCTAGTAAGCTAGGGAAAACACACAAATACAATAGGTTTCAAACTTTTGTATTACTAAGATGCGACAGTTGTGATACTGAATTTACTAGGCCACGCGGTAGTATGGATCCTAAACGTCTAAACAACAATTATTTCCATGTTTGTAGTAACTGTGATGCTAAAAAATTTGCACAAAAGAAGGGTGTTGAAAAGAAACAAGTATGGAATTTAAGTGCAAGCTCAACAATGCCTATTGGAAAGCTCTAGCCACTTACATATGGTTTGCCATCTGGAAAGCTAGCATAAAATTCTTTTTGTTCATGTATTCTACCAAGAACTTCTTGTATTTCGTTCATTTCTTTTCTAAGTTCAGGAGAAGTTTCGCCTTGAGCAATAGCTAGCCCTCTCCGACCAGCTTTTGCTCTTAAGGCGTGTTCAATAATTTCTACATCTCTAATTGATAATTTAAAAGTTGTATTAGGTTTTGCCAACTAACTAATCTTCTTTTTTCCAAATAGTCCATGCGCCATATGCAATAGCACCGTAGGCAGCAATCTTTGCAAAAGGACCTGCAATTAATACAATTACACCTATTAAAATAAGTGCGGCTCCGTCCCATGTTGTACGTTCTTCGATTCTACTTTTTATCCAATTAATTGGGTTCATGATATTTCTCCGGTTATTTGATAATGCATAGTATTTAATTCAATACTGATGCCCTATAATATATGTACTTATAAATAAAGATATTAACCAAACTGGAGAAAGGATTATGTTTAAGTTTTTGGCAAAGTTATTTGGCACTTCTGAGCCCAAAGAACCTGTAATTAAAGCAGGTGTAGTACAAACAGGAAAAGAACCTAAAAAATTTCCTGCAGATAGCGTTTTAAAAGGATTAACCAAGAAAGAGTTAGAAGAATCAGCTCGAAATTATGGTATTGAATTGGACAGACGTAAAACCAAAGTAAATATGATAAGTGATTTTAAGAAGGAATATTCGAAGAAGTAATCCTTACAGCAAGTGCATCTTGTGTTTTAGTGATTCTAGCTAATTTACGTTCAAGAACATTTATAGCCGCTTGTTGTTTTCGAATTTGCTCTTCTAACGCCTGCACATATTTTTGTGTGGGTAAAATTCTTTCAATCCCATCTTCACCTAGCATAGCAATAGTGTCAGCCCCTTGACCTCTTATTCCTCCTGCAACTCTGTTGGGATTTTTTCCTGATTCTTTTTTAAGCGACGGCGCTGTACGCCCGTACATCTTGTTCAAGTATGTCATACTTTTCTCCTGTATAGTATTTATAAAGCTCAATACTAGCTAGATTTTTACATTTACTTTCACACATAATATCCGCGTAATCTAAGAATGAAAGTGCATAATCATTTACAAGCTGATTCGGATAGTAATCACTGTGTGCTCGTAGTTTAGCTTTTTTGTGTCCTGCTTCTAATAGCTTGTTCATGCTAGGCATTGAGTCATGTGCAAAGTCTGCAGGCAAATGTTCATCACGACTGTAACTGTAATGTATTACGGGCCTGACACCTCGCCACGAATCAATTATGCGAGTAAATCTATCGTCGGAGGGCTGTATGTATTCAGCCTCCCTAACCCAGTGGTGGTGTATGTCCAAAACGAGTGCGACATCTTTTTGCAGTTCGAGGCTTGCTTCGATCCCCCACTTGTTTTCGTCGTTTTCGATCGTAATACAGTTTCTCGCTTCTTGAGATAATCTTGGGAGGACTGCTTTGATGCCGGCTGGACCCTTACGGCCGGAGATGTGTACGTTACACTTGAAGTCCTGGAATTGTAGGCCGTAGCCCATCCATCTGATGCAATCCACATGATATTCAAACTCCTCTATACTACGTTCAACTATTTCTTCAGTATCTGAAGCAAGGACTGTAAATTGGCCTGGGTGCATGGAGAGTCTAACATCTCGTTGTCTTGCTGTTTCTCCGACTGTTGCGAAGTGTTTTTCACAGTACGCAACCACATCAGGCTTACGCCAAAAATAACTCCAAGTAGGCTCGGTATAAACAGGAAGGACATCGCTACCCAATCTGACCATTCTAAGTTGTTCAGGTAAAGATCCAACATACTCAATTAGTCTCCCATATGACGCAATATTGTGGACCATAATATCCCACAAGCGTTCTTCTGCTACATCTACTGTTTGTCTATTCAGCCACTGAACAGTTGTACTACGAGTATTTAGCGGACGCTGAATTTCTTCTAGCAGTTTCTTTTTTTGTGTTTGATCTGGATGCATGTATTTGCATGCAAAGCCAATTCGTTTAGTCATTAATTATACCTTTTATCTTCCAAGGAGTAAAACACACACTGCCTAAGCTAATATGATCAGCACCGGCATCTAAATATTTGTTTGCATCTTGTTTAGAATACACTCCACCGCCTGCAATAACTTTAATATCTCTATAGTTACTTTTTATATAGTCAATTATTTTTAAAGTATATGGCATTATCATTTTACCTGATAATCCGCCTTTTGCCGTCGGTATAGTATTACTTGCATGTATACTATTATACCCTAAACTAATTATTTTGTCAAGTTGTTTTTGTGTAATAGTTGGCGGCACTTTAACAATACACCATTTACGTTTATCTAAGGCGAAGTAATTTTTTAAATTTGGGTGTTCGTTAACATTTGGACAACTAATATTCAATTCAATATTCATATGTTTGGGAATAATTGCATGTAAGATTTTCCAATCATCTTCTTCTAAACAAGCAAAACTCATTATACTGTTCGAAGATGTATTTTCTATGCCTTCAAATATTCCTGGATTACGTAATCCTAATTGATTACGCCATGTCCAGCCTTCTTCTGTTCTTACATATCTGAGTGTGCGAAGTATTTGTTTTAGTCTGCCAGGACGTGGTTTTAAAGTAAATGTTCCTGTAACACAAGTCGCATTTGATGCAAAGGTTGAATGTTGTAAAAAATTACCAAATGGAGCACTTATAAAATAAATCTTGCCAACTCCTAATTGATCATACCTTGCTCTTCAGCCGCCCTTTGGATAATAGGTGCAAATGCCTCACTTACTAAGAATTCAATTCTTTCCCAGTTACCTGGAAAATAACCATTTCTTCCATAGTATTCTGGAAGGGGAAGATCATCTTTTTTAAGACCAAGAACCTTTAGGCTTTTGCCTCTATTTATTAGACCGTTATTGAAAATGTCATAGGTAACGTTTTGAGCTTTTCGGAAAGTTTCAAGATGCCTATTCTTGTTGGCATTCTTTACCATACCCATTGCTGGTATTTTGTCTTGGAGTGCATTATACAAATGTTCAACATCATTTCTAACACCCCATTCGCTTGTAAATAATTCTGCTTGTTTTTCCATTTTACCCTCTATTGTTTATTTCTAACTATACATATAGTATAGCATCTATTACAGTCTTGTCAACCCCTAATGTAAAATAAAGTTGGTAGTCCTGGCAGGATTCGAACCTGCATCGCTCTCTAATCTGGAGACTATGCCGAGTATAAGCCGGGTGTTTTACCATTAAACTACAGGACCTTAATGTTGGAGTGAGCGACAGGACTCGAACCTGCATAAGCGGAGTTGCAATCCGATGGGTAACCAATTCCCCCACGCTCACAAAATGGTCGGAGTAGTAGGATTCGAACCTACGACCTCCTGGTCCCAAACCAGGCGCACTACCAAGCTGTGCTATACTCCGGTTCTTGGTGGGCGACCCTGGAATCGAACCAGGCATGCTTTTCAGCGTCGAATTTACAGTCCGATGTCACACCTTGTGAACATGCCGCCCGTTGTTGGCATAGGTGCAGGGATTTGAACCCCGACTAACAGTTTTGGAGACTGTCGTGCTACCGTTACACTACACCCATAAAAAAAGCCCCTTGCTTTCGCTTGGGGCTTGTTTCAAACTTAATGTCAATAAATCACATCAAGACAAACCCCTCCCGTAAGTTGGGCACCATATATAAGATATTATTTGTATTGTGTTCATCATTGCTCTATTCCTTAGTATGTATATACTATAACACAGCTATTTATCTGTGTCAACCTCTTTTGAAAAAATTTCTTCTATTTCTGCTTCGTGTTTTTGTTGTTTATTATTAAAAGAGTCAACATCTATAATTGGTTCTTCTTCAACAGGTTTAGGTTTTTCATGTTGAAAAAATCTAATCATTTCTTCTTCTAATTCTGCTTTGTCAAACTCTCCGTTTTCTAGTCTACGTATCGCATCTATAGCACTTGTAGCTTGCTTAGTTCTTACTAGGTATGTTGCTACAACAACTAAATTAGTTCTATCAATACCTGTAGCATTTATAGCCTCCTCGACAAAAACTCGTCCCATATAGTACCTTTCTTTATTTTTTTATTTATAATACTAGTATATACGATATTATACTATTTGTCAATCATTAACACCAGTTCTTTTGAACCCACTCATCTTTACAGTAATGTGGATTAGGATCTCCGTGAAATACAGCTATAAAAGTCTCAGGTAAAATATCAGGTTCACCTTGAGATTCAAAATCTCTTGTACCTCGAGGACCTGAAGTCATCCTAGGCTTTCCACGCATTTCCCATTTATAACTTTGTATCCATTCATCTGGCCAATAATTATAATCGTTTTGTATCGCGTGTCTTGTCCAATCTTGATCTCCTTGAAACCTTCTTGAAATTCCTTGCATATCTTCCATGTACTTGTGATAAACTTGCGAATGCTGGCCTGTTTCAAATCTCATTATACTAGAATTAAATTTGTCATAGTTAGGTATAATATGTCTGTTAAAATCTCTTATAATACAAAATTCACCTTGCTTGTAAGAAAAGAGCTTATCCATATTTCCAAATATAATCATATCTAGATCTAAAAAAAGTATTGTTCCTTGTAGTCCTAGATGTGGATTAAATATCATTGGCTTGTACCACCAACCTTCTATTCCAGCTTTCAGTTCTAAATCCATAATTTTAATTCCTGGATCTAAATTAGTTGGATTTTCTGTGATACAAATAAACTCGTGATCAAGTGTTAGATTACGTTGCACCATACGATACAACTTATTAACATAATCAGGGCTGTATTTGGTACCCCATTTAAGACATAATACAAAGTTTTTTTGATCTTGGCGCACCGGGGAGGATTCGAACCCCCGACCTTCTGGTTCGTAGCCAGATGCTCTATCCAGCTGAGCTACCGGTGCATTTTCCTTAGACGCTTTTTTTGCATTTTTTCTTGCTTTTCTTTGTGCTTTAGTCTCGCCTGGAATATATTTTTTCATTAATGGCTATGTTGCTTTGGCAACCCACCTAAACTTAAAGTTACTCGAGGACCTAATGGAACTGATTTATGGGAATACATAGGAGGAAGTATAATTGCATCTCCTGTTTTCATCCTATATAGATCTTTTTGAGATCCGTCATCATTTACTGCGACAAACACACATTCACCGTATCCTTGTATTAAAAATACAGTTTCTGTATCTCTATGTAAATTTACACTATGATGACTATCTGAAAAACTAAAGAATAATAAACTATTAAAATCTATCTCTGTATCAATACGTTTATAATTATTAATAAACTCTGTAAAGAAAGGTTTGATTCTTGCATCTGCATGAGCTCCTGATATGTTTGCACTATCATTTCGAAGCACATTTTGGCCAGTAACTGACACTATATATTGATTTAACTCTACTAATAAATTAAAGTCAATGACATTAGCTTCTGGAAAAACATTTTCCCAATATTTGCATACTCCTTGATGTCTTGCTTCGTTAAGTTCTTTCCAAAATTCTTGTCTCATCCATTATCCTTTGCCAAAAACTTTTTCATTAGCATCAGACATAGAAATTTTCCTTGTAGTAAAAGGAGTATAGATTGCACTATTCGCACCATGTTCTGCACACTCTGCTGATTCACACCAACAACGATTGTTAGTAGCTTCACGTACTAAATTGTCTGCAAATCGCCATGCATGTTCTGCAAATTTTTCTGCTCCTACACCATCAAACTCTCTTACTTCGCATAAGTCTTTATCTTGTAAATCATAAAAATCTTGTTTGTGTGGATCATTAACATCAACACAAGTCTTATGATCAAATGAATCTTCAAGCCAAGCCTTCAAAGGCTTTAAACCACCAAAGTCTACAGCCCAGTTTTTGTTGTCAAGATCTGAGCAACCAAATGTAAACTTAAATTGTAAACTGTAGCCGTGTAGCAAATGACAGTGTGAATGATCTGCGTTTGGTTGACGGAACACCGCTGAAAGTCCGATGTTGTGTCCGTAAGTTTTTGTTGAAAAGTATGCCATACATTTACCTCTTGTTATACTTCTAATTATAATATAGATTAACTAAAATGTCAACCGATACATTGCTATGTGTCCATTCTTTTGGCAAAATCCAATCTTCTTCTTGATGTATAATAAACTTTTTGTCCTTATAGTGTTTAAAAAGTCTACCAATTTGATGTATCCAATAGCTAGGATCAACTGCTCTTTTAGTAGCTATATTGTAATTAGCAGTGTCCTTATAGATGTTGTTGATAAACTGGTCTTTACTATATAAATCAAACCCAAGCAAATGTATTTTGTCTGAGTGCTTCGTTGCAACTAATACAGCATAAGGACCAGCACCCCAATGCCAAGGTGTATCCCATCTTTCAAATCCTGTAAAAGGTAAATCTGGAACCATTCTTATATTCTTCTTTTGAGCAAAATAATTAAACCAATCCTGTCTAGTATATATTTTGCTATTTTGATGATACCGGTTATCCACAGCTTCTTGAACCATCCGACGATCAACACAGATTAGATGATCTACATAGTGATCTCTATGTATAGCATTACATCCAACCTTTTTCATATTGATATTTGAGATATTGATATCTTTACGGCTTTCACCGTTGCCTATTACTAACATATTGTATATATCTTTAAGGACGCTGACGGAAATCTTTTACGTCTTCTATGACATCTTTTACTTCTGTTTTTACTTCTAGTAGACTATCTTCTGCACTCTTTAGGGTAGTTCTAACAAGTCTAATAGTTGTAATAGTCCATACCCACCACACACAACTTATAACTGACGCTAAGGCCATTGTTATCCAAAATGCATTTTCAAAATCTACGTAATTAAAAGTTACTAAGAAAATATTTAAGCACAAAAGAGATATAGGTATAAACCTTGCAAACATATCCCATCTTGCAACTTTCGATTTCACATAATTATTTTTATGGCGAACATTCTTTTTTACCATCTAACTCTCTTATAATTTAGGGATGCTGATCAAACGTTAATTTGACCGAAAGGTTTCCATTCTCCTGGAGACCCCTCACGAACACAAATCCATCCTACGTATCCAGTTGGCGTTGGTGATTGGTTCCATACAATGTCGCCAATATTGTATAACCCGCTTGTTGGTATAGCTATACCTGTTTCAAACTTTTTCCCTTGAAACTTTACAGGACCAGATGTTTCAATGTCATTTGATGGATTGTTTACATTAATACCAAGTTTACCTACTACTTTTGTTTTAGTTTCATTGTTAGTACCTAAAACAATATCGCCATGGGCGTTTATAGTAATCCTAGTTGTGTTGTCCGTAACAATATCTAAATTATCAGTTGTCCAATTGCCTATTCTTGTGCTAGATGTTTCGCAATCTACAATAAATTCAGATTCTAAACTTACAATACTTAATTGAGCATTTGGAGCTTCTGTTCCTATACCTAATCTATTTGAATCAGATTCATAATATATCCAGCCATCAATACAAAGATCATTTGAGGTTTGTAAATTATTAAGAGTACCTACAGTTGTTAAGCTACTCTTACTAATTGTACTACCAAGTTCTTTTTCACTAAGGACTGGTACACTATCAATATATAAACTACAACCTGAGTTTAAGTCTATACTTTCAGTTGTCCAAATTCTATCTGGATTGCCCCTATAAACAAATTGTTTTGTAGGACCGTCTCCACGCCATTGTAAGCCTTTACCGTAGATGCCAGCATCGCCTTCTGAAACAAACTCTAAGGGACTAGTGCGTTCATGACGTATATCTGCTGTGATTTCATTTACGTGTAATTTTGTAGCAGTGATATTACCCTCAACGTTCAAATCTCCTTTGATAGTTACAGGGTTTAAAATACTTTCAACTGAAATGTTATCTACATGTAAGCCTAAATCATTAACAAGTACTTTATCTTTAGTGCTTTCGTCTTTGATTCCTTTACTTTGGAACTTTGTTATCATTCCGCCATGTATTTTATTGCCGCTTAGACTACGGTCATTAATTTCTATCTCAGTAGGACTATCATTTGCTAGCTCTTGTATTGCAGTAGCAAGTGATGATAGACTATCAGTAATTTTTTGCATATCTGTGCTCATACTAATATTTATCCAGATACCTTTAATAGTATTGTGTCCAGATTAATACGCCCATTAAGCTTTGTATCTGTGGTTTTAATTTCATCTAAGAACTTTCTAAGTGCAACTTTTCCTGCACCTTTAAACTCTTTTAGTTGTTCATCAGGCTTACGTAAGGTTTTTTGTATACTATTTTCTTCATGAAATCCTTGTATTGTAGTCCCTTTAACACTTAAACCAGAACCAGCTCTTTTCATACCTTGTGGGTCTATATTGCTTGCAATATACTTGCCTATTTTACGTGTTTTTACATTAAAAACCCAAAGCTCATTAGCGCCTACTATTTCAGTTGGTACTATACTTGCAAGTTTATACTTGTCATTAGTTTTTGCAAATTTAAGTTTCTCAACTAACTTGTCAGCACTCTTAGGTTTAGTCTTACGAGGCTTACGTGTAGCTTTGCTGGTGTCTATAACGTAATTACAAGCTTCTACAAGCGATTCTAGTGCAGAGATAAACTTTTGTACATCTTTTTTGCTAAGATGCGAATAACCTTCTTTTAATTGTTCCCACCAGTCAGCATCTTTTTCATCCATTTTAGATAGTTGGCTTGCAGTAGGAATCTTTAGTAAGTCTCTAAATTCTTCTAGTTCGCCCTCATAAAATTTAATTATTTTACGTGCATGTGCTTGTGTTACACCTTTTTGTTGAAAGTGCCTTTTGAAGTCGAATCCTTTTGGATCAAATCCATCTTTATTAGTAACAAATTCATCTAACCAAACATCAATGTCTTCGGAAGCCATTGAAGCTTGCTCTCTTATACGTTCTTGAATACTAGGAACATATACATCTGCTTTTTTCTTTTCTTCGACTTTTTTATTTTTAAGTAGTGTAGAACCTTCTTCTATCCATTCCTGGATAGATTTTTTCATGTGTACTGTAACAGGTCTAACTTCCCCCATTGTGCCAGCTAGTGATTGCCAATATTCATCTTCTTTTTTGTTGAAGTCTGGCATACCATCTAGCAACATTTTTGCATTTATACAGACGTTAGTGGATAATTTCCAATTAGGCAATGCTTTACAAGCTTGCACATCTTTTTTAGTATAATCATTTTTCAACATCCAATTAAATAGATGAGGGTGCAATTCTGTATGTTTGAATGTTTGATAAAACCAACTTTGGGAACTAGTTTTAAATCGATGAAACTTTTGACCATCCCACTCTTCCCAACCATCCCACACAGGGACCATTGATTTTGCACTTTTGGTAATTCTAGACGACCGTCTAGGTTTCTTCCTTTTTGTCGTCTTTATATTTTTTAGACTCATTGCTGTCACCCATGATTTGTTTTGTTATCACTACTATATAGTCGTTTGTCTAAAATGTCAATCTTTTTTGATTAGTCGTGTTCTCCGCCTGAGTCGCCTTTTGGTAACTCAATGCGTTCCCCGTCAACATATATAGCTCGTCCTCTGCTAGGCGTATGATATCCTTTTTTAAATTCGAACACACCCGGCGCTCTCTTTGCAGTTTCGAATGTGCCGACAGTAATTACTATTGCTCCGAGAAGAGCCACATGTGCGACTGCACTGATACCAAACACTACAAAACTTCCAAGGTACAAACTAAACGCAATGCACCATATCCATGCTAAAATTTGCATAATCATATGTCTTGCATGTAAATCAGGAATGTGTTTTAAAGGATTTCTTTCGTAATTCATAACACTATTCCAACAATCGTAAACCCATACTCTCATTTTAACTTCCTTTCAGCTCTTCTTTTATGTATCTTTTCAGTTCATGGTCTGAAACATTTTCGGGTATTTCATTTTTATAAAACAACCGATAGCTATCACTACCATACTTTCCTATGCCATATAGTTTGGTAGCATCTTCACCATCCCATGTCAAATAATCTTTAGACATTTGGCGAATACGTTTTTCCCTTACGTTAACCATTCCTAGCGGTTTTAGTATTTCTTTGAGTAAACTAGGAGCAGTTTTTAGGAATAATTCAGGAGTAGGACAATTTTTAAATAGTTCAGGCAGTACCCTTTTTACTTGATGCCTACTTGTTTGATTAAGACAGATCACACCGACCATATGTTGCCATACCGATGAAACCTGTTGTTGTACCATTAAGTCTTCTCTCATTAACCTTCTCTTTCTAAATCCCAAATACACTTATTTTTATCTGCTTCATAATATTTTGGCTTTGGTTTGTAATCTCTTTTTACCCATAAATGGCCATTCTTTTCTGCATCACGAAATAAAAGAGCTGTAAAAAAGAACGCAAATAAAACTACTAAGTGTGCTCCTACACTTCCTATACCAAAGTATATAGTGCCACCTACCCATATCGTGAATACCGCTGTCCACATAACACTTAGATAGAACATTAAAATAAATTGCGTTAGTTCGTTTGGAATATGACGTAATGGATTTATTTTTAAACTAAAGAAAAAGTTATATAAATCATAAATCCAAAAACCTATCTTCTTCACAATTTTTCTCCTGGCTCAAATCCTCTAAATGTTTTGAAACGTGGAAAACGTAAACTGTAAGTTCCGTCTTGATTTTGTGTTACTGCATCTGCCCTAACCTCAACAAGCTGACCAATAAGAGCATCGCGATCAGACCAAAAACTGGTTCTGTTATCATCCGTAAAGCCACTACCAACGTTGACACGTATATCCTTGCCATCATCCGTCCCAGAGCATACAACGGCTCCCAATCTACCTTCATTTCTTCCAGTCCCTTCTTCAACATCTGTTACTTCTAATGTAACCTCTATAAATGGTTTTGCTTTTAACCAAGCATGGCTTCTTTTACATTCGTATGGAGCATCGATATCTTTTATCATAACACCTTCATAACCACCGTCTACAGCCGCTTTATTAAGCTCTACAAAGCGTTTTTCGCCTTCAGTAGTACTTAGGTCTACATCCTCCCAGTCTAATGCTTGTACATGATCTAAAACATCAGCATGCTTTTCGACCCAAGATCTTACATATTGGCTTCTTATGTGTTGTGGCTTATCCCAGCTACCTTTTTGGAAGTCTGCTAATGGAATCATATCAAATAAATGTAAGACTGCATCAGTAGACTGCTTTCCATCTTTACGATGTACTTGCTTCATAAGGTCTTGGAAGTTCGCACTCATTACTTCGCCATCTAATACCAGTGGATAAGGAGATGGATGATCTTTGAGAACTGTTTCAATTTCTGCAATAATATGTCCAAAGTTATGAAACTGCTTACCGTTACGACTAAACATTTCAACTTTGTTACCTTGTATAATTGTAACAACCCTTACGCCATCAAGTTTTATCTCAATCTGCTTCTGTCCAATCATTTTCTTTTCATGATTAGCACTATCATGTGCTAGTTGGCAAGTAAATGTAGGAACCTTGTATTGCGGAAACTTTTTAGCAATTTTGTTCACAGTTTTCTCGCTTACGCCACAACGTAAATCTTTTATCAAAATTCTACGATAAAATTTATTCCATTGTTCTGCTGTCGCAACATTCATTTGTAAAATAATTGCATCACGAGCCGCATGTCCTGTTAACTCGCGATTATGTAATTTATCAGCGAGGGCTTTAAAGTTTTCCCAACTTAATCCTTGTGCAGATAAAACTTCATTTTCTTCTTTTTCAGGAACTTGCTTTACTCCAAAAGTAACAAGCGGATCAAGAGCCATTCGAACGCCATCAAAAAATTCATCAAGGCCTTCGTCCATTGCTTCTTGGATAACTGCTTCTTTAGCAAGACGACTGTTATCAGCTTCTAGTTTATCAATTATTGCTTGTGGTTGTGTTCTTACCATTCCATTACTCCCTCTACTTTTTTTAATATTGCTTGCGAATGTTTGCAGGAACCCCTAAATGTAAATCCTGGACAATCACAATTAAATCCTTTATCGTGTAATTCAACACTATATTCATTTCCCTTTGACCCTTTAACAGGCCAGATAGTACCTACCATCCAATGCCCGTTAGGACGAAAGACAGTAGGTACTAAATATTTTTCTTTGAACTTGCTCATATCAACTCCTCAATATTAATAGGAGTGTAATTGATTTGCTCAACACAAACACATTTGTATGGGCCTTCTGGTGAAGGATTACTGTGAATGTGTCCATGCACGTTCAATATAGGCTTGTCACCAAACCTATGTGACTCAGCAAGTGTACTAGCATGTTGTGGAGTATGACTAAACAACAAACCTATGTCGCTCATATCAATCCACATTTGAACATCTTTAAAGAATGGAGCAAGAAACTTTAAGTTATCATGGTTGCCAAGAACAAGTCTTTTCTTCCCAGGTAACTTTGCAAAGTTTGAATGTAACCAATCTAATTTGTTATGTCCAAACAATACATCTCCACAATGAATGATAGTATCGTTAGGCTTTACAACATCTGCCCAGTTATCCAACATAGTTTCATTCATGTGATCAACATCAATAAAACCATTCCTTGGAGGCTTACCAGCATAATCTTTGAAAGTGAGAATAGCTTCGTGATTGAAATGAGTATCACTTATAACCCAAATATCTGCCATTGTATCGCCCTCTGTTTCTATTAACTATACATATAGTATAGCATCTATCTAGAGTTTGTCAACCAGAAATTTAGGTAGATTTGCTATTTTTTGGACGACAATGATAAGTGACTGAGCTCCAATCACCATCTTGCGGTAATGCTTCATGCTCTTTTTGGAACACTTTACATTGTCGTTCGTCTTGGTAAAAGCCTACTTTTTGGCTAATACAATCACTGCCATTGCAAACTGTTAATAATAAAACCCATACAAATTGCATTATTTTTTAACACGTTCTTCGACTAACGCCGTACAAGCGGCAAGACGTTGTTCGAGAATATCTATTTCATTCTGTAATCCGAGAAGTTCTTCTTCGTTATCCCAAATTTCATAATTGTCACATCCGTCGTCTGTGCATGACAATTCGTCCAAATAGTAGTAAGTGTTAATTACTGGCGGTATTGCGGCAATAGTCCATAATACTCCGAGAATAATAGCTACAATTTTAATAGTTCCATTTAACATAAGATCTCCTTAGTTAATATCGGCAATTAATTTTGCCAATCTCCTTTTACTCTTTCCAGGCATTTTAACATTTGCTATTTGATCTTTATTGTTTGTATTATCGCCTACAATAACTAATCCAATCATTCCCATTGCTTTATGAGGAGTGCAAACATACAAATAAATTCCTGGTACTTCAAATTCATGACTAAATGATTTATTCATTTTGCTTTTTTTTGGTAGGACAGCCGTATCGGGCCCGGCAATGAATTCTACATTATGTCCTTTATCTGTCGGAACCCAAGTTACTGTTCCGCCAACGCCTACATCTACAATATCTAGGCTGTAAACCATTTTGGCTCCGTCGTCTCTTTTGTTAAGCATTTCTACATCTACATTATTTGCGAATGCAGTACTTACACTCAATATTAGCCATGCGGCTAATCCTTTAATTAGGTATTTTTCTATTATCACTGGCAATCTCCTTCTTGCTATACCATTTATGATCCTCTTCGCTCCAGTAGGCGTTCATTGCTCTTACTGGGCGATGAGAATACATCTTTCCATTCTTCTTTTTGTCCTTAGGTGATTTGCCAGGTATCAAACGTTTTCCCAATAACTCCTCCTATTTGGCTCTTAAATCCATATTTAGATTTATTTTATCTCCTACACTGAATTGGTTATAAGTTACAACGGCACCTTTGTATCCATTCCACTCATATTTTACAGTATAGTCTCTAATTTTTGATTCATAACGAAAGTTCTCAACCATATGGCAACGTTCTTCTCTTTTATAACCAACAATTGGTCTATCTGATTGCATCTGAGAACCTTTAACTGCTCCTATTGCGGCACCTGCGGCAGTTGCGGCTTTATTACCGTCCCCTGATCCGAACTGGTTACCTATTACGCCACCGATAATTGCACCTAAAATTGCATTACCATTATTTGGTTGGCTACTTCCATAAATCGGAACATCAACCACGCTACATTGTCTTTGATGATCCGGAATTTGGACTTGAACTGTGTTAGGAGTAACATCAGTTACTGTACCCTGTACAACAAATGTTGCCGCTTGGGTAGTGGTAGCTAGCATCATTGCAAGACCAGCTACACCGAAAAATAGTTTCTTCATAATAACTCCTTTGGTTAAAGTTTAACTATAGTATAGCAGTATTTAACGGAATTGTCAACCACTTTTATAAGGGCAACAATAATTGGACTATAAAATTAAGAAGAAGTGTACCTCCAAATATGATTACCATGCCAAAAAGTAATAATTGCCACTCTTTATCCATTTGCAACTGTTTTCACTTCCTGTACATTATCGTACCTAAAACTTCTCCAACCTTTAGCATTAATGTCCCAAACGGAACAGACCTTGTCCGATACTGTTCGAACAGCCTTTTGGCTCATAGGATCTGTTTTGGTAGCTTTTGGCTTTATATCATCTTTTAATGTACAAGTCATAATACGTTTATCGCCATTAATTTTAAGGAAAGTGACTTCTAAAACTTCATTTTCTAATCGCTCCATTAACACTTCGCGAGTAGGAATTCCTTTTAATTTAGCTACCTTGTCTTTGACTATGTTCATACCATCACCTTCCGTGTACCAAGGACTTCTCACAGTTCTTCTACTATTCCTAAAATTTCTGCACCAATTAGTAATGCGCCTGCCCAAACTAGACTGCCCATTATCAATGCAATACCAGCTCCAATTCTTATTGCACTTTTGACTAGACTTACATAAAAGTGAAATTGTCCTGGATCTTTCCCTGCTGGTATAAAAACTTTTTCTGGTATAGGCATTATTTTTCCTCCAAGTTTATTAAAGGCTCATATGAAGAACTATCGTGGTAATCATCTTTGCTGAATCTTCGTGTAACAGTTTCTTTAATTAGTTGTCCGTTACGAACTCTAAAAGTTACAAGTTCTTGACTAATTACACCTTCGGTATTTTCTAATGCACTTTTTAGTGGACCTTGTTCCATTATCGCCTCCTTGAAAAAGCTTTGGCAAGTTCTTTAGGTCCAGGAGTTGTAAATTCCATACCATGAGCATTTCCAACATATACACGCCCAGTCCATTTCATTGGAATTTTATTTGTAGCAATAAATGCGGTTAATGAATCTTGAAACTTAAAGTTGTCGATTTCAGCAGTTACTACTCTGTCATTTCCTGTGCAAGTAATTTCTGCTTCAGTTGCATAGTAAGTATTATTCATTTAATTGTCCTTGTATATAATTAATTAAATCATTTGTGGTTTGTAAGTTTTCAACTGTAGCATCGTCAATTTCTAAACCGAATTCATCTTCAACTTCCATTACAAGTTCCATCATGAGTAGTGAATCACTACCTAGTTGGCTAAAAGGCGTATCATTGCTAAAGTCTTCTGGAGGATCAATAAATTCTACAATTAGTTTCCTTACTCTATCTTCTATAGTTGTTGTCATTTAACTTTTCCTTCCAATCTTAGATTAAGGACAAAATTTTCTACTAGCAATTTTGTCATAGTAGCCATTGCGACTACTGCCCTTTGATCTTCAGGGCAAGATTCCATTTGCTCCAACACTTGAGAAGCCATCATTAAATATGCTTGTTCTTCTTGAACTGCTAACTCACCCCAATCGATAGGGTCTTTCATTTCCCCTTCTCGTGCAAGGTCGGCTAACTGCTTTATAGTTGCTTTCTTTTCTTCCATATCTACCTAGTGTAATGTAGCAGGATATTCCTCATCAGCATTTGGATCCAAGCCAAAGTAATTAATACAAAGGTTTGCGATTGCTTTTGGAAAGTTTTCTTTATCTTCCACAGTATCCGGAATCCAAATACCTTTTAGTTCTCCGTTCTTTGATACAATTAGCCCATAGTCATCTGAATCTAATGAGTTATCTAAAGTTATTTTGTTATTTTCAATTTTGTGTGCTTTATGTGTCACTTGACTCTCCCTTTTTTGATGTTTGTATTGCATTGTATTTAAGCTTCTTCGCTGGCCGAGTCGTTCCATTTAAGGATTTCAATTTCACCATTTACTCTTTTATGACGAAGAAACCCTTGGCTAACTAAATTATCAATAGTACTTTCTATACCATTTCGAGTGCCAGACTTATAAAAAACAAATCCAGTAAAAACACTACCCGAAACATAAGCAAAAAGCAACCATAAAATATTTGCAGTAAAAAATGTCATCTATCTCTCCAAAATTACAAATTCACCAAAGTGTAAATCAAATGTTTGTACAAGGTGCTCGTAATCGCCTTTCTTCATTTCCTCAAGAATTCCATTAGAATCCCATCCAAGCCTTTTGCATAATTGTTTTGCATATGCCATTAGATGAAATGCATTACCTTCAGGACCGGTAAGATCTATTATTATTTCTGATTCCCCAGCGGGTGGTTTTAATCTTATCATTATTTTTATACCTTAAATAATTTTACGTAGTTTAAACGAGTTTCGTTAGCACCAAACAGTCGATTTTCAGTAAGAGACCTTACTTTTGCTTTAATACGTTTCATAGTGCCATTTTCGTGCTTATACTTATTCATAAAGCTTACAAGGTTACCGTCCATAACGGCTGTATAATTGTAGCTTTCCCATCTATCACTGTAGCGGCCATCTAATATTTTTATTACGCCTTCTACAGTATCTTTTTCTTTACCGAGATGTTTACTATCTCTATATTCTACACGAATTTCTTTCTTTAAACCACTTTCATGTTTGTCTCTTTTAACAAATGCTGGAATAAAGGCAAGTATACCAAAATACCTTTTTGTAGTTTCTTCCTGTAAAGCGGCGTTAACCATATCACGTTTAAATTCAGGCAAATCACCTAAACCTAATAATACATACCTTTTCATCCATTTACGAATTTCTTCTGCCTGTGCATAATCTTCTTCGGTAGGTTGAAATGGAATATAATCTTCTGGCCTATATGCGCCAAAATACATTTTTACTAATTCTTTATTGGCAAACAAAGTATTGTTTTCTGGTGTGCTGAACCTTCTTGTATCTCTAACATATTCATTTTTATTGATACGATAAGCCGCACATGCAACGGCAATAACTTCTGATGTTTTTGCTTGCTTGATTTCTTTTATTTGCATTTCGCCCATAAGCTCTTGGGTGAGCTCTTCTTTTTTAAATGCTTCTTTAGTTTGGAACATTTGCGCCTCTATTTTGCCTAATTAATATACATAGTATAGCATCAATAGATATATTGTCAACCTCTAATTTAGATCCTGTGCCCATTTTCTACTAGCAAGTCCTTCCTGTTCTGCCCAACGGACAAATAACCCACATTCTCTGCCATGAGCTTCTATTTCCCAAGGTTGGTCCCAGTAGTCTTTTACTGCCTTACGTGTATTACTAAGCCACTCTCCCTGCCAACGGTTTTGTCCTTTGATTGTGCTCCAATACAATTCACCTCTTGCAAATTGTTTTGCATGTACTAACTCGTGTGCAACTGTTTCTAATAATCGACGTAGTCTAGAGGTTTTGTTGATTTCAATGTTAAACTCTCTTGGACGCTGTTCATCAGCATCATCATCAGGCAAGCAATAACCTAGTGTATCGTCCTTACCAAAAGATTTGATATGTATATTAATTACTAATTTGTTCATCAGCCTAGGCATTAACTTCCTACATACAAACCATGTTATACTTTCAGCATATTTTTTCTGCGTGACAGTACCACCTTTGATGTTTACTTCCATCATATTTTGGCCGCTCAAATAATCAATATAGTTACTCATATCCACAATATCCTAGCTGTCTAACTGTAATATATTATAGCATCATTATGATGCTGAGTCAAGGTCTTTTTTGGTAACTTCTATGCTTCCATCGTCCAAAACCTTAAATGCAAGGACGTCACCTTCTTTCCAGCCCATTCTGGATTTAACTTCTTCCGGAATAGTCATATCGACTGTGCCTTTTTCTTTATCAACATTGGTAAAGATTTCTTCTTTTTTATAAAGTGATTCAATAGTCATTATTTTCTCCTATTATATTTATTTTAACACAAATTTTGAGATCGTACAACCGAATAAATAATATTACAACTGGAAAAGGCTTTGACTAATGGATCATTACACAGACGCTTTTTATGGCGTTGTTAAACAAACTCAAGATAGCACAGGCTATACACTTCCACATCACATAGAAGCATATATTGTTATGCTACTTGCTTCTAAAGTAGATCAACCAGATTTTTTACCTAAAGGAACTTTTGCAGAAAGCTACATGAATAATAAGACACCTAAAGAATTAGGAGATACTTGTTTATTTGTAACAGGAGTATTTCCTGAATATGGTAAGAGACATGGTATTAAAAAAAGTTATTATCAAGATATAGGTATAGGTAGTTATAGTGTAGCGGCCGACTATATGAATGGAGAACTTTTCGGCACTTTATCTAAGCATTTTAATTTTCTTTCAAACTTTATTGAAATAACAGTAAGTAATCCTGAAAGTCCCGAAATTTATATAATTGGGGATTAACCGTGATCCCCACCGGGCTGATTAAGGAGCCACCCGTCGTTTAACCAAAGTAAATAAAGTTAGACTTTAGTTTCTTATTAATTGTATGCACAACTTCAGGAGAATTCATAATCTCATAATGATTATAAGGTATTTCAAAAAATTGCATGTCTTTCCTATGTGTCATACTTTTGTATGTAACTACCCCATCATTTTTTGAAAAATGTACAGGAATAGCACCTTCAGTAGTCACTATCTGTGTCCAAGGTATATTAATTGCAATCTTATGTCCGTTTGTAATAGGAGAACTAGATACCCCTATTTCTGAATACAATCTTCTTGGGATTAAATATTTCACCCAGTCAGCAGTCATACTTCCTCCAAATGGTGTAGCTATACTAACAACTCCAATTATATTGATGTGTTGCAATAAATGCAAGGTATAGATACCGCCAAGGCTATGAGCAATTACAAAACATTTTTCTATACCTTGTAATTGTATTTTAAGTTTCTCTAAATTATTATAGAAACCATCGCCACTAAAATACCTAACTTTTGTTACATTAGTTAGGTTGGTATTTTCTAATATGTAGTTGAAACTTTTTGGACTAGCATTTGCTCCGTGTATAACAACTACATGTGTATGTTTTCTTTTCGGTAATTTAAAGTTCATTATGCCTCTTAGAGAAATAGTGGGCCTATATTTCTATAGCCCCACTAATAATATAACATAGTTATTACGTTTTGTCTACCGTTATTTAACCATGTGGTGTTGTACCATCTGATGGTTGCTCAATTACAGGTTCATCATGGGTATGTTCAACATCTCCACCTTCGTGTGCATGAGTAGTGCCATCTGCATGAGTATGTTCAACTTCAATAGGTGCTTCTTCCATTGGAGTCATTTCTGGTTGCTCCCAATGTGCTTCATCATCTAAAGCTTCTTCATCTTCGTCCATTACTGGTTCGTCTGCTGGCATGTTAGCCATATGTGCAGATAATTGTCCCCACATATCTCTAGCGTTGTTTCTACTGTCTAGTTCTAAGCCGTGCATTCTAGCTTCAGTTTCCATCATAGCTTTAATATGCTTTTCCATATCTCCAGCATTACGTTGCATTTCTTCCATGCTATTAATCATCGCTTCAGTTACGTACATTGTTCCCTCCTTTTATTGGTGATTAGTAAAAAGTTTTCTTCTTACTCACTATTTATAGATAATGAATATACATTGCATTTTAATAAAAGGCTAAATACTATTGAGGGGTAACTATTATTCGTTACAGAAAGTAGGGTATATTGATAGATCCAATCACCGCAGTGGCAACCGCTACAGCGGCATTTAACACAATCAAACAAGGGTTTGCAGTTGGTAGAGAAGTAGAATCTATGGCGGGTGACCTTGGCCGTTGGATGGGTGCCGTAAGTGACATTAAGAAAGCAGAAGAATACGCTAAGAAACCGCCGCTATTTAAAAAATTATTTCAAGCAGGTTCTGTAGAAGAAGAGGCCATGGCAACTTTCATGGCAAGGAAAAAAGCAGAAGATATGCGAGCAGAGCTTAAAACAATTATAAGTATGACTCGCGGACCTAGTGCTTGGGAAGAACTTTTGAAAACAGAAGCTGACATACGTAAAAAACGCCAACAAGCAATTTACGATCAACAAGAACGTAGACGCAAAGTTTTTGAGATTATAATGGTCATAATAGGATTAGCCGCTATAGCTGGTCTTTTGATCGGTATGGTATACCTTGTTGGGATGGATAGAGGAAAATGGTAAATGGCAGAAGATAATACAGGAAAACTAGAAGTAGCTGTTAGAGTGCTAGGCAACGAACTTGTTGCACTAAAAATGGTAGTAGATGATTTTAAAGTAAAATGGCTTATCTATGGTCTAATTACTATTATTGCACTTGGATGGGCGGCTAGTAGTTTTGGTCCAGCACTATTTCATATGACTATGAGTTAGCTTTACGCACATCTAAACGTTTTCTCAAAGCCTTAAGCGTTTTCATATCTAGATCTTTACCACACAAATCTACAAACCATTTCATTGCAACTGAACTTGAACCAACAAACATTAGTTGTCCTCGCTTATATAAAGCAGAAGAACCACCTTTATCCCTTAGCTCTAATATAGCTTGTTGTGCTTCACACCGATATATCATTACACAAATATTTATTGTTGTGCAAGTGGGTTGTCTAAAGCCTCCTGAATTTGTTCTGAAATCTTTTTCTCTAATTTTAACATTTCAGCATCTATTCTATCTTCGGTTTCACGCATTCTATCTCTAGTATCTTTTTCAGATTCTCTACTCACTATTTCTACTTCACGTAGAGTTTCGTCTATATTATCCTGCGTATCTTTAACAATTTTTTCAACTCTGTCAACCTGTGTTTCTATAGTTTGTATATCTCTTTTCAAGTCAATTTTGACTGTCCGAGTATTGTCCACAGCGTTTACTACTTGTTCTTCCATTACAGATAAACGTTCATTGATAGATGAAAGGTCGGGTGCCACATATGAATTAATTTTCTTTTTCATCATTCGATAATCATTATAAAATTCAAATGATCCCCATGCCGCTCCTCCTAACATTGAAAGTGCAGTTAATATTGTTACTAGTCTACCTCCGCGAAATTTCATTCCGCCAAATTCTAGTTCAGCCATTAGTTTTCTCCATATTGTAATCTAATCATTTTTCTATGTAGTGCATCACTTGCTCCATTGAAGAAACGTTGATTAGGGTTATCATAATTTCTGTTACCCGTATATATTTCTTCTGGTGCATAAAATGCTTGTGTCCCAGCACCATATACTTGAGGGGTTACATAGTCTCTAAATGTTGGGTTATATCCCAACAAAGCCGCATTAGCATCTTCGCTTGTGCTTCCTGCTATAGCTTCTTGTACAAGCCTGTCTTCTAAGGCTTGTTGTTCTTTAAGTTCTTGTTCAGATACTTCGTCTAGTGTTAAAAATTCTGGTTCTGCTCCTGCGTCAACAAGTGTTTGTCTAATTACGGCATCAATCATTTCACGTACTGTAAAGTCTAACTGTGGAATAACAATAGTGCCAAACATAGTCTCATTGGTTTCTTCGTATGTGATTGCTCCTCCTTTGGCAAGTCCTTCTCCAGTATCAATCTGCCCAGTTAAATTTTCTTCTGATTCAAATACACCGCTGGGTCCACTTTGATTAAGCGAACTAATACTTGAATCTGCTATAATAGATGAAATTTCTACATCTCCTGTAGAGGATGTACCTTGTCCTAGAACTGTTTGTGGGCCTGTGTTATTATTTTGCTCTATGTTAAAATTACCTGTGTTGTTGTTTGCTGTAGTCGATGAACCTGTGTCCATTCCGCTTGAACTGCCTGTACTACCAAAGCTCATTCCGCTATCACTGCCGCTAGATGGAGATCCATCTAAATTACTGCCTGTGCTTCCACTGTTACTTCCTTGAGCGTCTAAACTAGATCCACTTTGTGACTGTGCTATACCGCTTGTAGTGCTTGCGTATGCTTGTTGCCCTGCTACTTCTATAGCGGCAACTGTTGTTGCTGATGCTATACTAAGTGCTTTCTTTTGTATAACACTTAAAGTTGGTTTGGCTACAGGGGCAGTTTCTGATATTGTACCAGTTTCAGATACTACAGCAACTTCTTCTACTGCACTTTCAACTACTGACTCAACTGGCTCTACATCAATTATTTCTTCTCGATCAGGCCCTCCTGGTTCTTCAGGCAAGTTACTTAGAGTGCCGTCTACTTCTAATGCAACTTCTCCACTTTCTGATATTTCGGTGCTTATGTCACCTTCTATAGGCAATGCATCTAAATTTGGCCCGCCCATATTAGGTTCGATATTTTGTCCATTTCCAGGTCCTTGGGGATTACCAGTAATTGGCGGACCTCCTGATAGTTCTTGTAATTGTTCATCAATAGCTTGTATTTCGGCTTCGGGTAACTCTATTACTTCTATAGTTCCGCCTATTTCATCCAAAGCATCATTTAGAGCATCTTGCACGACATCCATATTTAAATCTGGACCTCCAGGTAAATCCATTAGTGTTTCATTAAGTATTTCATCTAATTCTAATAGCTGATCTTCTTGTAAAGGTTCTCCGGTATTATCAACAATCATAATGACAGCAATAGTATCTTCAGGCATTTCTGGTAAACTACCATCGTGATGCCCATCGTGATGCCCACCTGTACCATCTTGTATGTCTGCACCGGTATCTATTATAGCCGAGCTAAGTGAACCATCTGCATTAGTACCAGTTTGTAGTGCAGTATCGCTAATTAAATTATCAATACCTGCGTTAGCTAGTTCTTCTTGTAAATCATCATTATGTCCTAATCCTGTATGTGAATTACCACCGTCATTTATGCCATCATCTATGTTAGGATCTACGTAATCTGCACAACCTGGACTAAACTGGGGATCTATTTCACATTGTTCTTCGAAGTCTGTTTTAGTTGTAGTTGTGTCTTGTTGCTGTCCGGGATATACATAATTAGGATCGAAGTCATCTTCATGACCTATTTTAGGTGCATAAGAAAATGTATATTTCATATTACGTATCTTATTCTGTGGATCATCATTTTTTACCTCACCCTCTACAGTCCATTCATCTTGTATTACAAATGCAAACGGTGGCTTACCAAATCCTGTATCGTCACGTAAGGTCCAAGATGTAAACGCTGTTCCTGTATAATTGTGTGTTGCTTGATAAATTAACCCATTACCTACTAATCCACCGGAGCCATTTGATTTAATCCTCACAGTAATTTTTAATTCACTGCTAGCTGTTGGCTTGTATACTTCCCATTCATATTTAAATCCTCTAAATTCTAAACCAATACCTGCGGCTTGTAATGCGGCATTGATAGCAAAAGAAGCTTTAGCTGTTACTAATAGTCCTGCCTGTTGTGAAAAAGAAAGCGTGTCTGTGCTAGGATCATACAAACTTTGAGGTAAGCCTTGTCCATCAGTTGGTAATTCAAAATTAAGTATAGTACTATCAACTAGATTTTTTAATTGTATACTATTACATATAACTGTATTAGAATAGTCTGTTGCATTATAGCTGTCATAGGCTGTTGATGAACCTGTGTACGTGTTAGGACAGTTATTAGGGTTTACCGTTTGTGCGTATGCTGTACTAGAGAAGAAGTAGTAGCAGGCCAACACCGCCGATGCCCATAAGAGCTCCGTCGATTTTATCATTGCGTCTTGTCTCCACTTCTTTAGCCACAGGTTGCATCTTAGGATTTGCGTCCCATTCTGCCTGTGCTTCTACGCCTATTTTACCATTAAATGGACATGGAGTTCCGGCCATCTTCATAGCTTCAAAGACTCCTGGATCTTGACACATCAGAGCGACTGCCGCCACTTTCATACCCATATTGTAAAGGGTTTTCGAATTCTTTAATCGTTCACAGTTTAGGTCTCGTATGTGTGTACCACCTGATATACCTAATATCTGTGTTTGTACTGCTCCGCTGACACTAGTTGTACAAGTATCAATTCCTCCTGCATTAACAGTTGGAGCAATAGCAGTTGGCGGAGGGCTCTCAATTTTTTGCTCAATTCTGCTCACATTGTTGTTGTTATTGGTATTGGTACTTGTACTATTAACTTGTGTATTATTAGTATTCGTATTGGTGTTAGTATTTGTGTTCGTATTATTATTAGTGTTTGTATTATTGCTTGTACTGTTAACAGTTTGATCTACTGTGCTGTTTGTAGTTTGATTAACTGTTTGATTTACAGTACTGTTGTTAGTGTTAGTATTAGTATTCGTATTATTAGAAGTACTGTTAATTGTACTGTTATTTGTATTTGTATTGTTAGAAGTACTTGTATTAACATTATTATTGTTATTAGTATTTGTACTTGTACTGTTCGTTGTGCTATTGATAGTAGTATTATTAGTATTTGTATTCACATTAGTATTGTTTGTGCCTCCGCTCAAAACATTGTTGTTTGTGTTTACATTGGTACTATTAATTGTACTATTATTTGTATTTGTGTTAGTGTTATTGTTGGTATTAGTACTCGTACTGGTACTAGTATTCGTGTTGGTATTGGTGTTTGTATTAGTGTTGGTATTTGCATTAGTACTATTAATAGTAGTATTGTTATTATTCGTATTGGTACTGTTCACCGTACTGTTAGATGTGGTGTTAGTATTTGTATCAACTAGGCTTGTGCTATCATATAATCCATCAGCATCATTCTCAACTTGTGCGACACTTTCGAAAGCAAGGAAACCTAATGCGAACACAACGATCGCTACCCTCAATTTAAACTTATTCATCTATTTCAATCCTATGTCAAAGCCCTCACGCTTTGCTCAAATGTATTTATTTCTAAAAATAAAAAAATCGCTGGGAGTAAGCATTTTTTTGCACAACTTAGGTGTAAGAAATTTGTAAAAGTTATCCGTCAAAATTTTGACGGTGTTTAAGGGGTCTTAAATGGTGTTAGGAAATCTTGGCGTACTTGTTGTAACCAGGTCCAGTTGAAACTGTAAGTGTATATCTTAAATTTCTATAGATTGCGGCATTTTTACTACTAGGTACTCCGCCGGTAGTTTTTAATCTTACTTCAAGAATTGCATCTTGTTCACCAGTTTCATCATTTTCTGCATAAATGAAAAACTTTTGTCCTTGTGGGAAATGTTTTGCAGATATTTTTAGTTGAGGAGCCATTTCGGCAAATTTTTCAAGAGTACTTGTATATACTTCTTCTTTACCAATTGTTAAAAGTTTTAAACCTTTTTCACCTTTGTTAATATGCACATTAAGGAAATTAATTAAGTCTTCGAAAAACTTCCTTTCTTCTGCATCGTTGTTAACTCTATCGTTTATTTGTTGAACTGCTTTAGCCATGTTATCGTTCATGTCTTGATTTACTTCTCCGCCTTTTCGAAGTATCTTTGCTTGGTCAGTTCTACCTAATGCAAATTGGTCTTTAATCTGCTTATTCAATTCTGCGGCCGCATCATATAATGGTTCTTTAATATCTTTGATGCCAAGATCAGTAAAAAATTCAACTACACTTCTACCAGAACCCCTTGCTGATTTGACTCCAGGATTTTGTCCTACTGGCATAAGCTTTGCATCTTTATCGTTTGTTTTAAGACTATATCCTAAATGAATTGTTTCTGTAGCACCTTGAACACTATGCGTAATTGCTACATCAACTTTAGTGCCTTTTTGGTCTGCTCCGCCTTGAGCTCCAATAACAATTTTGTCTGCTTTACCATTTGCAAAGATTTGCTTTAGATCTAGCCCTGCTGTTTTAACTTGTAAATTAGCATCTTTAATAACATTACCTGTTACTATATCAATTCTTTTAGTAGGAAATACTGAGTTCGGCCATGCTTTTATATCTGCTACGTGATCTTTCATTGCGATTTGATTAACAAAGCTTACTTCATCAGTCATTTCACTTTTAAGTCCGTCTGCTCTTGTTTTTGTATAACTTAGATTTTTAAGACTGGCCATTATCCTGTTTACATCTGCAGGCTGTGCAGGAGCAGGATAGTTTTCAAAAGCGGCTGTTACTGCGGCTCCCCATAGTGTTTCCGCAATATCTCCTATTGTATACCCTTCAAATAAAGGTTGTTTGAAATCTGAGTAACGCATAAAGTATTTATACGATTTTTGGAAACAGCATATCTGTGCAGAATTTTTCTACATCGGCTTCAGGCAGGCCTAAACTTTTCATTACATTAGGTGTATGTGGATTCATTTGTTGGTTTTCACAATAGTAGTTTTGAGCGCCTTTTACTTCATCTACATTACCTTGTCCTGCAGACTCACCAATAGTCATGAAATACATAGCTAGATTACGAATTGCTATAGCGATTATATCATCTGCTTCATCTGCTTTCACATTGCTTGCGGCCAACATTTTATCAGTAAAAATATTTTTTGCCCATTCAGGTAATTCTCTTTGTTTTTTAGGCACAAAGTTTTCTACTGATCTATAATATTCATCAATTAGTTCATGTTCTAAAGTGGCACTAGGAGAAAAATCGTGAAATGCTCCTGTGATTTTATTTTTACCAGCTATTACATCAAAACCATATATAGGACCATCATTATTTAAATCAGGAAAACAACATACATGCATCATCCATAATCCTTTTGTAGCTCTAGCATCTACTACATCAATATGAGCTCTACGTATATGTTTATTCTTCCAAACTCTATTAATCCAACTGCCATCTGGTTTATTAAAATAATCTAATCCTGGTTCTTCAAATTCTTCAGCATAGTGATCAAACATTTCAATAATGTCGTTTTGGCACAATATTAATTTGTCCCATATTTCTGACTCTGGTGGTGGTTCAAAAGTAAACATAGCTATTCCTCAATCGGTTTTGGATTATTCTTTTCTAGTAATCCTACAATATCTCTATTGGTAGTCATACTGTAATCTATTATTGTAGGCAGTTCGAAATCATGATAAAAATATTGTTTGCCCTTCCTAGGGGCTTTGACTAACCATTCTCCTTTACTAACTACTCCACTAGGACTACTTGTGTTAAAGTCTGACATTTGTCCAGAAAAATCAGAACATGCATCTACTATAAAAAATGTTTGATTTAATTGATAAGACAACATTACTAAAGTACTTTCATGCCAATCTTCCATTGTCTTGCGTATATGATCTGCAAATTCTGCTGGTACTTCTTTACCATCACGAGTACCATCATATTGAAAATTTTCTATTACCTCGGTGCCTCTAAGTCCATAAGTAGGATGGATTATTAATTCTATCGGATTAGGACAAGTGCTTAACATATACAAAGCTCTTCTTGCAATGCCTTCTCCTTTTGGATTTTCTCCATACATGTCATTACATATCAATGCACTGACTTGCACCTTTGTCGTCGGACCAGCAGGTAAATTTATTATAGGGTGCCCTTGCCATTCTTTATCTGGATGGGTTGTGTTATATTCTTTAAATTCTCCTGGAACCACTACATCATTGAGTATAAGTTGGATTTTGTTATACACATCTTCTATTTGCCCAGACTTATTGTAAAATCTTATCTGATCTCTTTTTAATTGACCAGATGGTTCGTAATCTAAAAACAATGTTCCTAAGCATAAACCTAGTTGTTTGCTTCCTGCATACTGAGTTACTTCCCATTCTCCTGCACGAAGTTCCTCTAGTTGATGTGGTTGGTCCATAAATTTATCGTAGTAACCGCTAAGTGATCCTTCTGGTGTGACTAGATAATCTACTTTATTTTCTGCGGCCCAATCAATTGCTTCTTTAATTTCTACAACATTCTTTTTTAAATCATGTGTGACAGGAATTTGAGCACCGCCGAATCTTACACTTTGGCGTTTTATTGATTTTGGTCGATTTTGTTGGACTGGGTCAGTGTTTTTGTTTGCTACCATTTTCAATTTCCATCATTTGTTTAAATAGTTTAGTAGCGAAAGTAAATGCTATTTTTGCTTCTTCAGCCATACTGTCATCTAGCCTAGCACGTATTTTTTCTTTCAGCACTTTTACATCTTCGTTAAACTTATACATGGTTCCAGATCCTGGTACTTTCTTTGCTATCATTTGTCCTCCACTAAGATCACCCATATGTCTAACATATAGATGTGCCATTAATTTGTCTGGATCTTCTTGTATTGATACTATGTGATCCATATATTCTCTTACTACTGGCAGTAATGGTGGTTGGTACTCCTCAGTTTCGTTCCATAATTCATGATAGTCTGCATGTATAGATGGTGCGAGTCTAACATCTAAAAGATCATATAATCGTGCAAATGTTTCTAAAATATTATAGCATGGATGTAAATTAAATAAAAGAGTTGCATATCTTTTTTTTGATATGTCTCCGGACATTAGTTCTTTAACAAATTCTTGTCGCTCAGCGTTCTTGTGATGTTCCCAAGTTAACTCTTTTAAGTTCGACATTTATTCCACTTCCACTTTAATCTGTAGTGGAAAGCCGTTTTCTCTACTTGCTGTAGTAGATTCTATAGCTTTCTGTTCGGCAATTTCATAGCTGTAAGTGCCGACAACTGCACTACCATTAGTATGTATCTCCAATGTTAGATTTTGTGCGGAAGTCTGAGTATGTTTGAATACTCTTACTAATAAGTCAATTACCCATTCCATGGGTGTGGCATCATCGTTTAGAAAGATGACATTATAACGGCTAGGTTCTTGAATAAGATCTTTGATCTTTTCATCTATTTTAACATCTATATCTGTCACTGTAGTCATTTTTTCCTCCTAGGTATGGGGGAATAACTAGTACTCCCCCAGATGCCTATTACTTGCTTTGGTCGATTGTTACGCCTTCATTAATTTTAATTTTTTTAGGCTGTAATTCTTCCGGTAAGTTACGCTTTAGGTGTACATTAAGCATACCAAGTTCAAGTTGAGCATTTACAACTTCAACATGTTCAGCAAGTGTAAATTCCCTACGGAAATTACGTCCACCAATTCCTTTGTGTAAATAATTTATTTGATCGTCACCACCCGGTGCAGTCCCTTCAATTCTTAAGGTTTCACCGTCTTTGGTGATATCTAAATTATCCATACCAAAGCCAGCAACTGCAAGAGAGATCATAAACTCATCTTCGTTCAACTGTGCAATGTTATATGGTGGATACCCCTGTCCGTTTGGACTATTAGCAAACTGTCTTTCGAGTTGATCAAAGATTCGATCAAATCCAATAGTTGCTCTTTGAAAATGGGGGTTGATATCTAGGGTTGTTAGTCTTGTCATTGTTTTCTCCTTTAATAAGCAAGATTTATAAAATGAGCCCTTTCGGCACTCGGTTAATGTAAAGCATACATTGCCTTACACTTTTATTTATCCCTTTTGTACGTCAAAGGGAGTAAATATCTGGTTTACTTGTTGTGTACAACGTACAAATGTAGTGCATTTTGACATGTCTTTTAGCCTTTTAGCACCTATATATGTACAAGTAGATCGTACACCGCCTAAAATTTCAGTTAATGTGTCTTGCACATTGCCTTTGTATGGAATAGAAACAACTTTACCTTCTGCTCCTCTATATCCATCTTTACGGGTTCCATGTGTAGCCATAGCCGCATCTGAACTCATACCATAAAACTCAACAAAGTTTTGTTCAGCAAAGTGTGGTACATAAGTTCCGCTTTCTGCTTTAAATGCGCCTCCAGTTGCAGTGTGCTTTGTTATAATATTGCCGCCACCTTCTTTATGTCCAGCTAGCATACCTCCAAGCATAACAAAGTGTGCGCCTGCTCCAAATGCTTTACTTACATCACCTGGATATACACAACCTCCGTCTGCAATCATATGTCCGCCTATACCATTAGCCGCATCAGCACATTCAATAATTCCTGAAAGTTGTGGTACACCTACACCAGTCATCAAACGTGTAGTGCAAACACTACCTGGTCCAATACCACACTTTACAATATCTGCTCCTCTGATAATAAGTTCTTCGACCATTTCTGCAGAAATTACATTTCCTGCTACAATAGTTTTATCTGGATAAGCATCTCTTAATCTAGCAATGAATTCTGCATAGTTTTCGTGATATGCATTAGCTACATCAACAGTAATAAATTTGATGTCTGGATACATTTCTAGCACTGCTTTCATTGTAGCATAATCTTGTGCATTAGAATCCCATATAACACCTGTGCCTGTGCATACACTAAGGTATTTCATTTTGACGCCTTGACTTTGTTCTTTCCAATCATCAATGGTATAATGTTTTCGCATGACTGTAATCATCTTATGTTCTTGTAAGATTTTAGCCATTTCGAACGTACCTACTCCGTCCATATTACTTGCCATAATAGGAACGCCAGTCCATTCATTTCCACTGTTATGAAACTTAAATGTCCTTGTCAAATCAACGTCTCGGCGACTTTCTAACTTACTTCGCTTTGGTTTGAAAAGAACATCTTTGAAATCCAATTTCACATCTTCTTCAATACGCATTTTAATCCAACCTTTGCTTTTCTAATTTCTTTAGCCATCTAGCCCTGCCTGCGGCTTTAGCTCTTTTACGTTTTTCACTTGGTTTAGTGTAAAACTGCCTCTCTTTAAATTCTTGCAAGACACCATCTTCTTGTACTTTTTTCTTAAACTTCCGTAGTGCCCAATTTAGATCGTTATTCCTAACTTCGACGTATAAACCTTTGCCGAGTGGTTTTTCTTTGTTGTGGCGAAAGCCACCTTTATTTCGTCTCAAAATTACCTCCTAACTTGGACAAAAATTTAAAATCCGTTATTTCATTTTTACTTAATTTATTATACACTATGTTCTGGCCTTTTGTCAACCAGAAAGATTTTGGCTTTGCAATCATGTATCCAATTAGATCTCTTGCATAAGGTTGGACATTATCTATATCAATTATTGCTAAATCGGACATTTTGAACACAGTTAAAAGCCAATCTATATCCTTTTCAGCACATACTTCTGCATCATAATAATAAATGTTGACATCTTCTTCTACATAAGCAAGAAGATTAGATTGCACTTGTTCTTGTGTTTCTTTTGTAGGAAACACTAGCAACACTTGTAGGGCATCGTTGAATAATTTATCTGGCGGTGTGATTATGTTTATATTCTTCAATTACAGCCTATTTTTTAAGTTTGTTAAAAAGAGTATTTTCATTTTGTTCACTGTTTTGTGAATATCCTTCTGGTTCAATTACTTCAGTAAGTGGCTCACGAGTATACTTATTTTCTATTGTATTTTGCTCCCAAGGTAATGAATCTATAACTCCTTTTGCATATAAGTTTTTATAGTGCTTCAGAGTTTGATCAGGATTTTCAGCTTTCCATTTTGTCCTTGCGGCAACATACTCTTCGTCATTTTCCTTTTCTTCAAGAGCCTTTAAACGTTCCGATGATTCTTGTTTTTTTTTAGTTTCTGGCTTTTCTCTTTCTTGCCATTCTTCATCAATTTTCATATTAACTGCTGGCTCGATTACATCTGGTACAAGTTCTTCAGCCTCCATTTGCTCTTTTACTGTTTCTTCAGCTAACTTTCCGTCAAATGGTTCCATTGTCATAGAGGCTGTACTTTTTGCTATTTCGTAAACTGTATCGTCTCCCAAAGGCGGGGTTCCAGGCTGTCCCCCAATATCTCTTTCAGCTCTGCTGGAGTCATCGCTGGCTTCGTCTTCGGCTCTTGATTCTGTTTGTTCAGGTTGCTTATCAACTGCTTGTTCTTCTTCTGTGGCTGATGATTGTGCAAGTTCATCATCGACACTATCAGGTGCTTCATTGACATTGACATCTTTATCTCCCTCTGGTCCGGGATTATCAACTATTGCTTGTGCCCTTTTATGCTCATAGTCATCCCAGTCAAAAACTTCTTTTTTTGGTTTTTTATTGCGTATAGTCTCAAAAGTATACTGACTTGCAATTAATAGTAAAACTGCAAGCGGATCAAAAACAAATATAATTAGTAAGATAACCCATCTAACTGCTTGTTCTAATAGATCTTTGTCAGCTTGTTCGCCATAAACAAATTCAGCAATGTATTTGATAGGTCCTACTTCTGCTTCTAATTTTCTATACTCGGCTTCTAATGCATACTTTTCTTCTGTAAGCTTGTCTATGTTGTCATTAGTTTCATTTATTTTTGCTAACTCTGCATCAATCAAGCTACCCACATCTATGGTTCTGTTGCTTGATAACTGTTCCCTATAAGAAGTAATTAGTCTGTTAGATTCCTCTATTTGCTTCTCAGCTAATCCCCTTAATCTTAATATTTCTTCTCTTGCGGCAATCACAGTAGGATTATTGGCAAGTTGCTCAATTTTAGAAATTATTTCTTGTCTACGTTCTTCTTGTGTTGCTACCCAATTTCGATAAGTTCTGGCTGATCCACTTCCCCAATTTCCATCTGCTCTTGTTCCTATAATTGTTTGTGCTTGTTTGATAGAAGAATCTGTTCCTTGTGCAATAAACTCTTGCACACTTCCTAATAAATCATCAAGTTGGGTTAATTGATTATTGTAAAGTTCTTGTTGTTGGTCAATTATTTTTTGTTGTTCTTCAATTTGTGGTTGATATCTTTCATATGCTGTTTTAATTCTTTCTTCTTCGATATCAATTTGGGATTGTATATTTGATTGTCCGCCTGTACCTCTAGTTTCTAAGGTCTCAATTTTTTCTTCTGCTCTATCTATTACTGCATTATATCTTGCTATTTCTGTATCTATTCTTTGTACTTGTGCAACACTTTCTTCACTTGCACTTGTTTGTTCTATGTGAGCTTTAGATAGGAACCCAAATATGCCCATGCTTGTAATAAACATTAGTAATATGACAGCTAAAGACAGATAAGACTTTAGCCACCACTTTGTTTGTGCCCAGTACCTATGAAGCCAAACTGCGGTAACTAGTTTACCAACTTCTAGTACTCCTCCCATAATCATAATCGGCAGAGCCGCGGCCGCAAATATTGCAACCAATCCACTGACACTATAATAGATAGCAACGGCGGAGATGGTCAGAGCCGTAAGTAAAACTAATACCCCTAAAAACATATGTTTCTCCTATTCCCAGCGGTAGAATATATGCTTTCCTATTCTACCCGTTAAATGTAAACCATTCGCCCACCTTGGGTTTACATATTCTGCGTGATAATGCGTAGATCCTTCAGTAATACCTACATACTTCTTTTCCCAGATCATTAAGTATGCCATGTTCTGCACTAGGTGCCATAAATCTTGGTTACGTGGAACATCAGCTTTGCCGTCACAATACCAACTAAATTGGCATTTGTGTCTTACAGGATTATATACTCTTTCATGATCAAGTAAGTCTGGATCTTTTTTAGTTTTCCAACTTTCTCTTACTGGACCTTGCTTAATAACTTCGCAAATTGTATTAGGATATCTCGCATCCTTTACTCTATTTAGTACTACATCACTCACGCCTGCCATGTCGGCAACACTACTTCCTCTAGACTCAAAATACATATTAAGTGCTAGGCAGTATTCCTGCGGTCTTTCTTCTTCCGCATACAGTTCGTTTATGCCTGACACTGTTTCTGCTAATCCTGTACCCATATAAGTAAAGATGGATATAACTGCTAAGGTCAGACCGTCTCTTATCTGTTTCATAGTAAGCCTCATCTATTATTTAATTGAAATTTCAGTGGTTATTAAGTACATATTTTAGTTTCTACGCATATTGGCTACGTCAATTGCCTGTTTTTTATTAGTAATAGGCACGGCGTTGCTTTTATGCATTGTAGCAATACCTGTAATTAATGTACCTGTATAGGTGTTATTTTCCTTTTTATAGCAATTACCTATACCATTTCCATTGCTAGGAATTTCAGGTGTTTCTCTGTAGAAAGGATTGTCTTTTGGAACATAAGGTTTGAACTCTTGTTTCTTTTTTGACTTATAATTACCCAAAAGATACTGCTCATACTCTTCTGAATTCATTTGTTGATTATGCAAGCCAAGTTGTTTCATACGCTTATTATAAGCTCTACGATCAATTTCATTTTTCTCTTGCTGTTTTAGAGTAAATTTCTTAGGCTTACGCTTTCGTGTATTGAGAGTAGTTAGCCCTCGTGCCAAACTCATAGTCATAGACATTCTCCATGTTACAATTATATTTCATTATAACATGTACGAAAGTATATGTCAACCTTATTTTAGGTTTGGAGGAGTTACTAATCCTTCAGCAATAAGCCTTTCACGATTTTTCATATGCATGGCTTGGATTTCTTCTTTGGATCCTCCGGTATATGGAACTGCATGTCCTTCAGCAATCATTATTTCAGTTACCAAAGATCCATTTTTGTATCCGCCATACCCATCTTCAACAATAAAGTCGCCAAGTATTCTTCCAAACTTGCCTTTCATATCTTCGCCGTGTTTGTTAATTTGTGTTTTTAAAGTAGGAGTGCCTTTAAGTAATTCTTTTAATTTAGCTTTTGCGGCTAATCCAAATGCTTTTTCTACTTTATCTCGTGTTCTACTTTCTGGAGTATCTATACCCATAATACGGACTCGCTCGTCCATTTGCCAGATACCAAACCCTAGATCTATATCTACATCAACTGTGTCACCGTCTATTACTTTTACAACTTTACATCTATATTCGTACATTATCTACTCCCTATGTAACCAGCAATTATACCGATCATCCCTGTTAAGCTCATTTTCATTAATGTGATTACGCTTTCGTCAACTGGTCTGTTTTCTTGTAAGGCAACATAATAATCTCCAATAATGATAATACCTAATAAAACTAATACTCCTGCAACCAAAACGCATATGATTAAATCTTTTAAATTTTTTATCATCTGCTTCCTTTCTATTACGTAATATTTAGTCATAAAAAAAGGCCGCTTAAGGCGACCTCTTTCTATAAAAATGGTAAATTAAAACTTTATAGAAAGCTTTGCTTCTATTTGTCTATTCGCATTGTCCCATTCTTTGTCCATTGTTTGAATCATCATTAAGTCAACATCAACTACTGGATTAACTGGTACTATAGCACCAAGTGTTGCAATCCTTTCACTAGCTTCTATATCAAAAATGTCACCTGCTTCGGCAACGTTCCTGCCTGTTATTTCGAAGTAAGGTATTGCTTCAGGTCTGCCATGATAAGAAGCACCTATTGTTGGTGTAAGTTCTAGTTGTGTCTTATCATGATTGTCTCCCCAGTTGAGTCCAAATAATGGTTCAACATAAAGAGTAAAAGATCTCACGTCTTGGCTGACACTCGGTGTCACCGATACACTCCAATCTCTCGCACTTTCATTATCTGTCATGCCAACAGCATATTGAGCTACTGGCATATCATTAGTGTGTAGTTCAAATGATCTACTTGTTTCATTAGCTGATAATTCAATACCGTAGTCAGTGCCTTCTACGGCCAGTGTAAGTGCTGTATTATCAAAATCATCTGCGACTGCGACTGAAGAAAATAAAGCCACAGCGATGATCGTTACAAAATATTTTGTCATTGTATTCCTTTCGTTTTTTGGATTGCAAATATTTCTTGCACTTTTACTTATCAAAAAATATGTCTTTTTGTAAATAGTTGGCACTTCTGTTGCCAGGTAGTACCCACCCCGGAAAGCCTATTTAGGCCGCCATTGCCATTTCTGGCGCATAATTGTCATTTGCAATTATAGTTTTTGTTCGCGTTAACCGAGCTTACATCCGGACAACTCCACTTACCTATTAAACACCTGTCGATCCTATTTCGACCCCATCATAAGCACACTTGCGGTAAAATGTGTTTATGGTGGAGTCGCCGGGTACCGCCCCCGGGTCCAGTATGTCGTTGAGCTTGCTTCAACGTTGCAGTTTATTTATAACATAGATTTTATTAGATGTCAACTTCGATTTCAACCACTGAGGATTGTTCGCCCTTTTTTTTGAATCGACAAAGTTCTGGTTCATTCTCTATGATCCAAGTCATTGCGATCAATACACAGTTTATAACTATTCTCTTTACGTATATCGAGAAGTCGTTCTCCTTGTGTGGTCGTAAAAAAAGGCGCCCTGAGACGCCTTTTTCGTGTCGCTTTTTATGTTAGGAAGCGAATACCTTAGCTCTACTGCCGTTTACGTCACGAGCAGAAATGCCATACTTCACTTTGCCTGTTGAAGCAGTTGAAGTTTTAACATTCAAGCCAGCCGCTTTCATTTCGCTCATTCTAGCCGCTAGTTTTTGAATGCCGAACCTTGCATTGGCATCAGCCGCAGTCAAAGTTTTGCCAGTACCTCTTAGATAGTTTTCTAAGAAAGTTTTCTGGTTAGTTTTAATGGTTGTAAAAGCCATAATTTACCTCTCTCAAAGTTTATAAAATGGAGTAGATAACTACTCCGCTCACCAAGAAGCTATTCTCTTAGCCTCATTGTTTTTACAGTATACTTTCTTTTGTTTAGGCTGTCAACCTGTTTTTTGATATTTTTTATTTAATTTTTTTGCAAGTTGTATTGCTTCGGATTTTTTAAGGTGCAACTCGTTTATAAGTAACTGTTCAAGGTTACCTTGTGGTAAGCCTTGCTGGATTTGTGCCCATTGTTGATAAATGTGTTCAGCTTGAGTGTTATCATACATTATTTTCTCCGTTTATTTCTTTGTAATTTGCAATAGCGGCCTTTATAGCATCCTCTGCCAAAACACTACAATGGATTTTTACAGGTGGTAGAGCCAGTTCGTTTGCTATCTCTACGTTCTTTATTTCACCTGCTTCTTCCAATGTTCTACCTTTGACCCATTCTGTGAGCAAAGAACTAGAAGCTATTGCACTACCGCATCCATAAGTTTTAAATTTGGCATCTTCTATTATGTTATCTTTTACTTTTATTTGTAATCTCATAACATCACCACAGGCAGGGGCTCCTACCATTCCAGTTCCTACTCCGTCTGTTTTGGGATCCCATTTGCCAACATTACGTGGATTTTCGTAATGATCTATCACTTTATCTGAATACGCCATGGTTTGCGTCCTCTTGTGTAGTGTATTTAGCTGATTACTTAACTTCTATGTCTACAAAACGGCCTTGCTCGGCTTGAGCTCTTTCTAGTTGCTTTTGTCTGTTATATAAGGCAAGTGCATCTAATCTTTCGTAGTATTTTTGCAACATTAGTTCTGAAAGTATAATTTTTTTATTGTTGAACTCTTCTAACCGTTTTGCTTCTAATTGCTTTTCTATCCTTACATCTTCTTGCCGACGTAGACTGTTAAGATATTCTACATCTTTTGTCATTGGCATAGCATTGTTTGGTATAGTAGACATTATTAATATTTAGTGAAAATGGTGCCGGCGCCAAGATTCGAACTCGGGACCTGATGATTACAAATCAACTGCTCTACCAACTGAGCTACGCCGGCACATTGAAAATATATTTATAATCCTCTTTTAAGGTACTCCAAGAACATGGTATATCAACCTGCAAGAATATTCTATCTTTTGTAATAGTGGGACAGCCATGCATAATTTTTGCATTTATAACTGTAGGGCATGTATAGATATGTTCACATAAGGTTTCACCCTTACTATTAATCCATTTAAGTCCTTCGTTATCATCTGTTAAAGGAATCATTAATACACATTCTCTTTTTGGATCGATATGCCAAGGTAGTTTACCTCCAGCTAAATGCATTGTAAACTTATACGGTTTTTGTATTACAAGATCAATATTTAGATTATTTGTAATTTCCTTTATTACTGAATTATTTTTGTCAGGATAATAGTCAAACCAACTGTTAGCTTTACCTGTATCAATTCCTGCTCTTGTATAATGATTATTAGGACGCCAGTCCTTGATTTCCTTTTGGTAATCAATTAGTGCTGATTTATTATATTCAAAATGAGGTAATTCAATTAGATAGTCAGACATTTTTGTGATAATAGCCTTTCATGAATTCATGTTTGATAGGCATTACTCCCCTTAGGTGTAAAGTATATCGAAAGTCATGTATTGTTTCACACCAGCTAAAATGCCAACTGGGATCATTAGGAACCATAAAGGCTAAACCTTTTGGCACTAATGTAAAGTGTTCGTTTGTTTTTGTATCAATTGCTTCTAATGGACTTTCTACAAATCCTCCTTGAATAGGTACTATTATATCAAATGTTCTTACAATGTTATTTTTTTTATCAAATTCTAAATTTTGCATTAGTGGATGAAAAGGTGATTTAAAATCCTTTTTACTTTTCTTTATCATCATGCCTTTGAAGAAACGTCTACCTGGGGAAAAGTATTTTGCTATTTTATTAATTTCATTACATTTAGTAAAATCAGTTTGGAGATTATTAGCAGTCCATAAGTTGTTGTCTGCTAAATGCTCTGTTGTATCTATGTCAGGATCATAATTGCCAATGTGTGGTCCTACCCATTCTTCATCTGGTATAGTATTGATGAAGTCTAAAATTTTACTAGCATCAAATTCTAAATCATAAAAATAGAAGAATGGGTATTGTCCCACTTAATTACAAACCCTTTCGTACCATTCGGTATAATAACCATTTTGGTTATATCCTTGCCTTTTTACATCATAACATTGTTGTTGGTATCTTTGATTATTATTCCTAAATATTTCGTTAAGAATTATGCCACCTATAATCACTCCTGCAATATCATTATTGCGTCTATGCCATCTACCACCATTATGTCTGTGATGCATATGTGGTCTATAACCTCTTGGATTATGCCAACGGTTATTCCAAGGGCCGCCATGATTATAATAACCATATGAATGATTATTCCATTGATTACCATAACCATAACGGTGATCTGCGTTTGCTGGTAAGGTTGCAAATATTGCAACGCCTAGTATTATTAAGATTAAAAGTTTTTTCATATTACCTCCTACCAAAAAAGTGCTTTTGCATTACCGGCAATTATCATACAACATGTAACAACGTGCAAGACGATCCAGAAAGTTCTAGCCGCCAATGCACGTTTTACACTAGTCTGCGGTATAGGCAGAAATTCAGGTTTGTCATCATCTGTCATACCTATAGGCATTCCAACTATCCTTGCCCATGTCCTGAGCCATAGTCGTTGCCCGCTCATTACATGTTGTTCTTTTTCTCTTGGATTTCTGCTCTTCTTGTCTTGGCAAGTTTGCCTAGATCTCCAAGGGCCTTTCTGGCTCTAGCTGCCGCGGCCTTCACACCTTTTTCATCAAAAGTCTCTGCTTCTGCAAGGTATTGATTAAACGCTTGAACAATCTGTTCGTGTTGTGATAATTCACTCATCATTTTCTCCTGTTATAATAGAATAAATTTCTTTCCAATTGACTACTTTATGTATGCCTTCAGGAAGTTCTTCATTCATATTGTGGCCGTGTTCGACCAAAAGTGGACGCAATCCTTGTTTTAGGCCTGCGACCGCATTATCTAACTTATCTTCTATCCAAAAATAGTTAGAACCTTTATATTCAGCTAAGGCATCATCTTTAGGTGCCCCTGTAGCTAAACATATAAGTTTTGTAAAAGCTGATGTTCCAAAAAGCTTTTCTATATTCATTCTACGAAGTTTGTATGCATATGTGTCAGTGCTCATTGAAGTAATACAATGAAATTCATATCCATGCTCTTCGTGTAATTTTTTTACATAATGGACACTATCTCTTAGTGCAGGTAAAAAGCCCATTGCCGCACTTTCATTAAATCTTTTAATTAGTTTGTGTCCTTGATTATTAGACTTTAAATTAAAAGCTTTTGCAATGTCATATTGGAATGCTGATCCTGGTTGTTTTTGGAAACCTTGTTGGTCCATAAAGCATGTAAATGCATACTCCCAGTTTAAAAGTACTCCATCTGCGTCTGTTAGTATTAGTTTTTCAGCCATACTATCCAATCTTTATTTAATTTTATAATACCATTATAACATCAAATATGATAGTTGTCAACCAACAGTATATCCATTTTTTCTTAAAACTGATACGTACTGTTGATATACACTAGCTCTTCCTCCCGATGGACCCCAACATCTTTTTGGACCTGTATCAACATGCATGAAATTATTATACACACCTATGCCTGTAAATCCAACATCACAAGCTAATTGGATAAATGCTATTCTAGTACTGAAATCTCCATCAGGCCATCTTATATCCATTGCTTTTTTTGCGACATGTTGACTATTTTTGGCTCCTCCAACTTTTCTATTATATTCTGGAGTTCTATACCCACTGTTTATTCTAAGCGGTCTGCCTAAATTTTTTGCAAGTTTAACTGCCTTATTAAAGGTATCTGTTGATACATTCATATTTACTTGTGGCTCAGGTAATAACATATCAGAAATTGGTGTAGAATTATCAAAAGGTACAGTGACAGTTTCTTCGTCTGCGTCTGTTTCAAAATTTCCGCCGGCGCCTCCAGCAGGTGAGCCAGGTGCACCAATTATCGCTGTTGATCCATCAACTGGATTAATGCCTTTGCCGCTAGCAGGATCAAACTGTTCGAATGGTTCATTCATGTCCGGATCAATTTCGCCTCTATTAATTTCATCTGCCCTATCTGATAATATCATTCTAGCGGCAATATCAGTTACTCCTACTGCGTCAGGTAAATCAAAAACTTCAGATACTCCTCCTCCTAATGTGGGTCCGCCATTGGCAAAAACATTTTCAGAGCCAGTACTTGACATCGCTCCGCTTGTATCAAAGTCTCCTACTCTATGAACCTTAGCCATTATTGTACACTTCCTTGACTACTTCTTGCAGATGTATCATGTCCATAATCTTCATCATCTCCGCCGCCTGATTTAGATTGATATCCTAATTGTGTGCCAAGTGCAAATTTTGTTACTTGGGGGATTGAACCTACAGTACCGTCATCTGGTCCTGCTGTAGGATCAGCTTCAAAATAATATTGTCCAGCTACTCTAATTAAAACTTTTGTGCTTGCAATATCCTGCCCTAATTTTTCAAGTATACGTTGTCTTTCTGTTTGTGCAACGCCTATTACTGGATCTCCAGTAGCTGGTTGAGGAGACGTAGCAGATTGTACGTTAGCAATTTGTTGATCTCTACCAACTGCAATAACTTCACCTGTGGCAGGATTTACAAGATCTGAATTAGGTCCCGCATTAGGTAATGCAACTGATCCTGCCGCTCTTTCAGCAGGCCAACGTTTGTCTCCAATACTAGGGTCAACTGCGGTTGCCTTAGGTGGAGCACCTTGTTTAATAGCCGCAATATTTTCTTGACTTGTGCCAGCGGATGTTACTCCTGCTCCTGCATTTAAGGAAGCACCTGCCCCTGAAATTATTTTTTTGCGTACTACTTCTGCATTTCCTGCACCATCATTACTTAAAGCCACTGCCATTAGAGCTTTTTGTAAATCATTCATTACATGACTAACTGCTACACCTTGTTCTGGGTCTTCTAATGTTCTTCTTAATAATCTAATGTCATTACGAATACCTGTCATGGCAGTGATAATCCTGTTAAGTTCTTCAGTGTAATCTGTATGTGTAAATCGTATAGGCATTATGCTGTCATTATGTCCGATAAGTATTGTGGAGCCAATCCACGTTTAGCATCTTTTCCTCCCCAGAAAGATGCTGTACTAATTTTAGTAAGTTGTCCTGCTGATTGTCCTGTTAAAGCAATGTCTACATGAATCCCTGTATCGCCCATGTAATTATTTCCTTGACCTATTGCAGTTGCTCCTGCATCTTTACATGCTTTCATAAATGCAACCATAATTGCTAAGTCGTCTGAATTTCTACTAGATAATTCGCGTCCTTGAAATCCGTCTTTAAATATAACAACGTCTGCGGCATATCCATTATCGTGTCTATTAGATCCTGTCCTAGTCCTTCCGTCAACTCCGCCATCTCTTGCGGCAAGTTGTCCGCCACTTGTAATTAAAACATCAACATTCGCGGCATTAGCACCTGCAATTAAAATATCCATAAGTGCTTGTTGTAAAGGACGATTACGTATTTTACCTTGGTTACCATATTTTACATTACCGCTAGCTGAACCTGTTGTTGCTAAACCAGCCGCTTCTAGTTCTTGTAATGTGACATCGCCTGTTCTTTTTGCTGTAGTAGTTCCGTCATCATTCTGAACTATTACTGTACTTGCACTTGCATATCCTGCAGGTCTTTGGTAATTATTACTTCCTACAAAGTTACCTGAGGTGCCGCCACCTTGCACTGTTGCATAGTTTTGGCTTGTAGTATCTGCGTAATTTGTAGGACGGGACATTTCAGCATTAAGTTGTGATAAAATTCCAGTAGCATCAAAGTTAACTTCTGCCGCGGCCTGTAATGCAATATTTGCGGCATTAGGTGCAGTTGTATCTGCATCTCTTTTATATAAACCTTTTGTAAGGCTTGTTGCTCTATCTGTTATTATTCTAATATCAGCTTGGATATCTTCAAACAAGCTAGCTATTTCGCCAAAATGTAATTTATAACCGTCATCGAAATGTACATGTGAATGTTCATCAGGGTTGCTAGTGACAGTTGACCCTTCGTGGGCGTCAACGCCCGTATGCGTCATACTGTTACCAGGATGTCCTGATTCAGTTGAGTTTGGTGTAGTTGGAGTTGTATTTACACCACTCATTTTAACTTACCTGTGATTTATACTGGTCCGCTATATCGCTATCTGTTTCGTTGGCGCAAAGAATATTAACACTATTAATTTCAATATCGCCTAGTGTAGCCATTGTAGAAGCAACTGGACCAAAAAGAGCTTTTGTTACTCCTGTATCTGCAACTGAACTTGTCCCTGTAATCATTAAAGGTTTGTTTACCTTAATTGACGCAGAAGATTCAGATACAAATTTAGCTACCATTTCAAAGCCCTGAACTGTTCTAATAGTAATAATATCGTCTTTTTCTACTGTTGTTTGTAATAATGCCATTATAATGTATACCCCGTTCCGTTAAACCCTGTGTTCTCTATATATGTATTTAACTGATTATAACCGCCAATTACTTGGTTATTGATGATTATCTGGGGAAATGTTCGGGCTTGTGGTGCTAGTTCGAATACTTCTTCTCTAGTTAAGTCTTTGCCTAATGTTCTTGTAGTGTAATCTACACCCATTTTGTCTAATAATGCTCTTGCCATATCACAGTATGGACAGTGAGGTTTAGATAATACAACAACATTTTGTGTAGAACTCATAAACTGAATCCTTTCAAGGCATCTTCGTCAACATCTTGTTTGATACCGCCAATTACATATGACTCTACTTCTGTTTCTTGTGGAGCAACTTGTAAGCCAGAACTTGATAACCAATGTTGCGTCCAAGGAAGTGGGTTTTGTGTGCTAGGTTGATCAAAAATCATTGGCAATCCTAATGCTTTGAGCCTACGATTTGCAATATATTCTACATACTTGTGAAGTAATGTTTCATTAAGTCCAATCATTGATCCATCTTTAAACAGGTACTCGGCCCAATCCTTTTCTTCTGCTACACATTCTCTCCACATATCTAAGACTTCTTCTTGGGTTTCTTTTGCAATTTTGACCATGTCTGGATCATCTTTACCTTGAGCCCAATTTTTAAGGACATGTGTACTTAGAGCTAAATGCTGTGCTTCATCTCTAGCAATTAGAGATATAATTTTTGCACTTCCTTCCATAAGTTTTAATTCACCAAATGCAAATGTGCAAGCAAAACTAACATAAAAACGTAGTCCTTCTAAAATATTTACATTATGCATTGCGAGGTAAAGTTTTTTCTTTACATCATACATTGATCCTTTTTTATGATGAGTAAAATCATCAGCGGCTTCTGTAAATGCATCATAATTTTTTGTAACACTAGTAGCTCTTGCAATAATTTTTTTATCATCTAAGATAGTATCAAACACAACAGAAGGATCTGGGTACACATTTTTCATAATATGTGTGTATGATCTACTATGGATTGTTTCAAAGAAATCCCAAGTTACAATACAACCTTCCAACTCAGGCAAACTTACATGTGGTAAGAATGCAAGGCAGGGACCTCTACCTTGTACACTATCTAAAAGTGTTTGATATTTTAAATTACTTGTAAAAATATGTTTTTGTTCTGGACGAAAGCTTGCGTAATCTGCTCTGTCCTTTTGAAGACTTACTTCTTCAGGTCTCCAAAAATATCCTAGCATTGTTTGATTAAGTTTATCAAACACCGGAAACTTAAAAACATCATATCTCTGTGTGTTTTGGTCTTCGCCAAAAAACATATTTTGCTTTGTAAAATCTACTTTTTCTTGATTAAAAACTGTCTTCGCCATGGGTGGGCCCTTCTTCCTTCTTTCTACTACTTATATTATTTTATACTATATTTAACTAATTGTCAATAGTTAAATTGCACAGGCTTCACATTCTTCCTCATTTTCTTCAGTCAAATAAGGATTCTGCGTTGCTAACGGTGCTTCAATTACAGGTTCATCGTCTACTTCACTTGGATCAGTTTTGTAGTCGTAAGTATTTTGATAATAACTTGTCTTCCAACCCATTTTATATGTTGTTAGCAAGTCTTTCATCATCACGCTCATCGGAACTTCATTGTTAGCAAAGTGCGTCGGATTGTAAGACCAATTACCGCTTATGGCTTGGTCAAAGAATTTTTGCATTACTGACACTATATTAATGTATCCTTCATTACTAGGCATTTCCCAGAGTAATGTATACTGATTCTTTAGTTTAATATACTGCGGAACAATCTGCTTAAGAGGCCCTTTTTTTGATTTTTTAACGGACAAGTATCCTCTAGGCGGTTCGATTCCATTGGTTGCGTTCGACACAACGGAACTACTCTCTGAAGGCATTTGTGCGGACAATGTTGAGTGCCTAAGACCGTGTAATTGAATGTCCTTGCGAAGAGTATCCCAGTCATATTTTAATTTTCCTTTTACTATTGTGTCTACTTCTTTTTTGTATGTATCAATTGGTAGAATGCCCTCACTATATTTAGTACGTTCAAAATAGTCGCAAGCACCTCTTTCTTCTGCAAGTTTATTAGATGCTTTTAATAAAAAGTATTGGAAAGCTTCTGACAAATCATGCACCAATTGCCATGCTTCTTTGTCTTCGTACTTTGCATGATTTTTGGCAAGGAAATGTGCTAAACCAATGTATCCAATACCTAATGAACGTCTAGCTTTTGTGCTAGCTTCAGCCGCCTTGATTGGATATTTTTGATAATCAATAATTTCTTCTAAAGCTCTAACTGCTAATTCACATAATTCTTCTAGATCATCAAGTGATTTAAGAGTGCCAACATTTATTGCAGATAAAATACATAAAGCTATTTCGCCCTCTGCGTCATCTATGTGTTCTAAAGGCTTCGTAGGCAGTGTTATTTCTTGGCATAGATTGCTCATATATACTTTATCTTTAAATGAGCTATGAGTATTACAGTGATCTACATTCATTATGTAAATTCTTCCTGTCTCTGCACGTTCTTTAATTAATGCAGAAAATAATTCCATTGCTGGTATAGTTTTCTTTTTAACAGAATAAGCTCTTTCATACTTTTCATATAATTCTTTAAACTTATCAGCATCATCAAAATATGCCTCATAAAGTCCGGGAACATCATGTGGTGAGAAAAGAGTAATGTCACCATTACTCAGTAACCGTTCGTACATTGTTTTATTAAGTTGAATTGAATAGTCTAATTTACGCACTCTGTTATCTTCTGTACCCTTGTTATTTTTTAACACGAGTATATCTTCAATTTCTTGATGCCAAAAAGGAAAGTGTGTAGTAGCTGAACCTCCGCGAACACCATTTTGTGTACAACACCTTACAGTAGATTCAAACTTTTTTAGGAACGGAATGATTCCTGTGTGTGCTACTTCTCCTCCCCTAATTTTAGAATTGACTCCTCTGATACGCCCAGCATTAATTCCAATGCCTGCACGTTGGGCTGTATATCTACCAATTGCCATGTCACTAGCAAAAATGCTGTCAAGAGTATCATTGCTGTCAACGAGAACACAACTTGCAAATTGTCTGACCGGTGTTCTAACTCCTGCCATAACCGGCGTCGGTATGTTGATTTTGAATAACGATGTCGCATCATAATATCTCCTTACATATTGTAGGCGTGTTTCTTTTGGGTACTGCGAAAATAATGTAGCCGCAATCATCATATACATAAACTGCGGGGTTTCAAATAATTGATTATTGCTTCTATCTTGACAAAGATACTTGTCAACCACTTGACGCATTCCAGCATAAGTAAAATTCTCATCTCTTGAGTGACAAATAAAACTATCTAGTTTTGCTAGTTCTTCTTCACTATAAAAGTTTAAAATTTCTGGATCATAAACACCACGATCTATATTTAGATCAATCATTTCTTTAAGGCTAATAGGTTGAAACTTGCCAAACACTTGCTTATTAACAGTATAGCTTAGTAGTCTAGCCGCCGCTGTTTGATAATTTGGATTCTCTAATGATATAAGATCGTTTGCACTTTTAATTAAAATCTCTTGTATTTCTTCTGTAGTCATACCATCGTAAAATTGTAAATTAGCATTCATTTCAATCTGACTAGAGCTTGCACCAGCGAGACCTTTACATGCCTCCTCTACTACAAAATGTATTTTATCAATGTTAAGATTTTCTTTTGTGCCGTCACGTTTGACTATCATTATTCCGTTACTCATGTCTACTCCCTATTCAGTAAAATATTTAGTTTAGCCGTGGCATGGAAAACTCATGATGTGAAATAAGACTATTTGGAATATCTTTTTTACTGACATGTGTATTCTCTTTGAAACCAACGACCCTGTCGCCTACATATAGCAGATAATACGTTGACGATTTTTTATTGTCGTGTGTAATATGTATCTCAAAATCTTCAACAGATAAAACTTCGGTTAATTGCAAGGTGTAACAAATTGCAAGAATCTTAACGAAGGAACAATAAGTATTTTCCTTAATTAGTTCCCACGGATCGGGCCAAGAGCTCGGAGTGTAAGGATCAGTTTGTATATTAACAAGTGGCGCCGGATTGAAGAAATCAATTGTATCCTGAATAGGATCTTTTGTTGTTTCAAGTGTTTCGCGGAATTTTGCCCAAGTTGCTAATCTACTATCGAAATCTTTATCGAACATGAAATGCCATTTATGATTTAATTTTCACCTTATATGTTAAAGTTGCATTATCGCTATTAGTAGAGTTTAACACCATAATGGCCACTGTGTCAACCGAAGAATTGGAATTTTCATCATAATTTTGGGCTTTGAATTTTAAATTTTGTGCTAAGTTGACATCACCAATGTAATCATAGTCATCGGTAAGGGTTACAAGATTTTGTGCAGGATTAACTAGCACATCTAGTTTTCCTGTTCGTGAAGCATTGACTGCACTGCTTTTATACACATATTCTATTTCATATGCTCTAGTAGTATCTGCCGCTAGTCTAAAAAGTTTTGAATACTCTCCGTAGTTTGTTATTGTAACTTTGTAAGTAGTTCCAATATCTGCAATAGTCGATCCTTCTACTTCTGGAACATACGGAATGTTAGTCTGATAACTTGCATCATAACCTAGTTCTTCGGTCCTTTGAAACCAATCATCTATAGTTTGATTCTTAAATGATGTAAATTTAATTATAGAATGCACAGGATTTGATGAAGATCCCATATTATTGCCACAATTATAAAACCTATTATTTGTACTTAAATTATCCGACCCTACTGTAATATCTAATGCTTGTCTACTGATATCATCAAAAGTTGACTTCTCTATTGTATTTCTTATAGGACCGGTTAACTGTCCGCTTGTGCCAAGAACTGTTGCACTACCAAAGTCTATTCCGGTTCTACATGTTTTGAAACTGCACTGTGTAAAAATATTATCTGTAATATCATGGTCTGATTTAACAGCATTGGTCCAACCTTCAAATCTAACATCTTCAAATCTATTACGGAAACAATTTACTGCTGTGCTTAAAGATGTAAAATATAAGCCTGCTCCGTTTGTAACACTATCGTTATTTTCCCAAGCTCCTTTAAGTTTTAAGTCTTTAAATGTACTATCTTTACATGATGTAAGATCTAATGCATTACCGCCATTAGGCATTTGAATTGTCATGCCTGATATTTGAATTTCTCTAGCTTGATTTAATGTAGTGCTTGTAGCATCGCTAGCATAATTTCCTGGTGTACTTGAGTCATTAACAGTGATAAATGCACAGCCATTGTTAGACGTACAATTAATTATAGTTTTATCTATACCAGCACCTACAATAGTTGCATAAGGTGGTACTCTGACTGCACTTGAAAATGTATAATTACCTGCTTCAACATAAAGTACTACTCTAGACGGGGCAGTAAGTTTAGTTGCGGCATTTAAGTATAATTGATCTAATGCTCTTTGAAAGGCGGCTGTTTGATCTAATCCGTCTCCGTTAGCACCAAAAGACCTAATACTAACTCTATCATCTAATCTTGCCTGTAAAGTTCTTTGAATAGGGGCATTTACACTTGGCCCTGTTTGGTAATTATTGCTTAAACTTTTGTATGCATAAGTTTTTGCAAATTGAAAAAGATCATCGTGTTCACTTAGTAATTTAGTATTACCAACATAAGGTGATCCTTCTGATACTGCGCCGTTACCTATCCAAAGTTCTTGTGCATCGACTGCCCAACCTAGTTCTCCACTAGCAAGTTGCGGCAAGCCAGATCCTTGATTTTTTCGTCCTCTACGGACTTGTATTCGTGATATAGATACTACGGCCACTGCTATTATCTCCTACATGTGTTTTATGTATTTATACAGACTTAGCCGTGTTTCTCGTAATACTCATATACTCTTTTCCACCACTCTTGTTCCCAGTCGTCAAATTCGTCGGGCCATATATCAAATTGTTGATAATCTAGGTCGCGACTGCACATGAAAACGTGTCCTTCACGTATATCAGTGCCATGAACATCGTTGTGGGCAATAGCATATGCTGTTAATTGTAAGTAGTAATCATATACCCATTCAGGTTTTTTTGGCTTATTAGTTTGTTTAAAATCCATTATACATGGATTGCCTTTATATTGTCCTACTAAGTCTGTTGTTCCGGCATACATTTGAGGAACATATAAGGGAACTTCACTTCCCCATATTTCGTCTACATCATTCATTGCATTGTCTTTTATAACAGTTGCCATTTGATGTGCTTGTTTTGCATATGGATTAGATCCTGGCGTAGGCCATTCTCCAAATTCTATGTAATCTTCAAGGTATTTGTGCATGCGAGTACCAACACCTGATGCTTCGGTAACAATTTCCTGTGCTTTCTTTTCACCTACACGTTTTTTCCAAGCAATTAAATGGGATTTATCTTTTGTAGCATCAAGTATGGTAGTTACACTTGCTACCTTTCCGCCACCTGGCGTAAGGTATCTTCTTTTTCCGTTTACTTCTACTCGTTCTAATTTTGTATATTGAAACTTCTCGGTTATTAATGACATGGGAATCCTATTTGTCAGTAGCTATAATGTCGTCTTTGTCATCCCAATATTCTTGGGGGTCATAACCATAGTTATGACTCATAAAAGGACTCACACCGGAATTTGGATCGTCAACACCTACTATAGTTTTTACTTCAGGAACCATAGATATCATAATACCTTCTATTCCTTGTTGAAGTGTCATAGCAGACATTGCACAGCCTGAGCATGCACCACTCATTTCGAGTGTTAATGTTCCATCTTGAAAATCTACAAAATTTACTAAGCCGCCGTGTCCAGCTACGGCTGGAGCAACATAGTTGTCTAAAACCTGTTTAATATTTTGGACTATTCTGTCATATTGTTCTTTATTACTCATTACTTTTCCAATGCGTAACTACTATAGTAACACAAAATCAACAAGTTGTCAAGTTCTAATTAACCTAAATCGGTAGCACGTTTTGCCATTGAACTTACAGTATTATCTGCGTCTGGTTTTTTGGCATCTGCAGGCACATCATCTAATTCAGAAGTTTTAAGTTCGATTTTTTCTTTGTCAAAGTTTTTAACAATCTTTTGAATGCGGGGATCTTCGTCATATGCGGCTTTAAATACATCAAAGCTAAATTGGTTGCGTCCAGTATTACGCATAAATTTATCCAATTTTTTAATGCTTAACACTGTGCGATCAGTATCTTTTAAATGATCTAAGATTTGAAATATTGATGTGCTGTCAACAGCTTCTATGACTTTTTTTTTGAACGCTCTACAGACTCACGTTTTTCTCTGCCAGCTTCTTCTTCGCCACCAGCGGCAGCATCAGCCGCTCCCATACCGTCATCATCAGGCATACCTACTTCTCCTGGAGCAAGTTCTGCGTCTGCATCAACTGTTGGTTCCATTTCTGGTTCTGCGGCAGGATCTTCAGCACCCATTGTGTCCATTGGTTGTGCTTCTCCTGTAAGCTGACCTACACCTTGTGTCAGTGTGCCACGTGTTGTTTCCATTACTTCATACATGGATTCTAGTGCAGGTTTAACTAAATTTGTAAATGCTTCAGATGCTTCGCTACCCATTTCATCACGGATAGCATCTGCTAGTTCAAGCATTGATTCTGTTTGCATTTCAGCTGTATCTTCCATCCAACCAGTAAGTCTATCTACCATGTCCTTTGCGGCCATAACTAGTTCGGCTTTGTCTTCTTCGCCTTCTTTTATTTCCTGTACTGCTTCGTCAATTTCGGATACAATATTATCATCACGCTCTGCAATAGCTGTGTTTAAAACGTCAAGGAATAGTTTATTTTTTTGATAAGTTGTATCTTGTACTGCGTCAAAAGCTTCATTTGTTTCTGTCTGACTTAAAGCTGTTCTTACTTTATTTCTTGCATCTTCTAGTTGCTCTGTTGAAAAAGCTTCTAGATCAATTTTAGATCCAAAGCGACTAGCTAAACTTTCATTAAGCTTATCAGCTGTAACTGGTTTTGTAAATTCTCTAACTTTCATTTTAGTGTTCCTTGACTATCCGTTATATGTATATTTATCATTTAGGCGAAGATATACTCATCTAATTTGTTTCTTATTCTTTGGGCTTCTTCCAAAGAAATTTGTAATCTTGTCTCTCTTGTAAGTTTTTTGCTCTCACAATCCGTCTTTCTAATAGCATGTTTGTAAAAAACAGCATCATTATAGTGTTTTGCTAGGTTATTTTCAATATTTAATATTGCATCTACCCTATGTTTCTTACGATCAGCAAGATTTTTTGCAATAGCTACAGCCACAGATTTAAATTGTGTCCTATGTATTTGCTTATTAGTTGTGCTATCATAAATTAAGTAACCTGCTTTACTACTTCTTATTATATATTGTTTTATTCTTATACTATTCCCTTTAGCATGAGGAATAGGACTATCTTCTAAGCCTTTATTAACAATATCTTCAAGGTCACTTAATAGATTATTCGAAATCATTCTTCATCACCATTACAGAACTATTGTTTGGATTGCTTATCTTACTTATAACACTCTTACGTATAAGGTTATTAATTATGACTTGATCGTGTTCTGTGAATGATGATAATGGTAATGGCTCTGAGCCTAGTCTTTCCAATAGGCTACCTTCCTCGTTGGTGGTGAAAATCTCAAAATTGTCTATGAGCTCATTTACCTTCATTATGCGTTTTTTACTGTTACATTGTCTCCGGGCTTAATCCCGCGATCTACAGTACCTTTGGTTTTTGTGTCTAATGTCAAATTGCCGCGTTCATCTTTTGCAATAGCACCTGGCTTGCTAGGATCTTTTGGTACGACAGTTTTAATTTTAGTTTTTGGATCAATAAGGACAGTTTCATTGTCGTCATCTTTTTCAATTTGTAAAATTTGATCTATTTCTGTTATGATATCTGACATTTTCATTTTACTATCTCCTTTTTGCTCCGCGCCTTTTCTTTGGAGTTATCCTTCTCCTAGAACCTACGTTTAATCTTTTTAACTTTTGGCTAGCTGGACTAGTCCTTTTTGTTCTATTTGCCCTAATATTTACTGTTGCTCCTTTGCTACGCCTAGTTTTTTTCATTGTAGTCATAGCTTTAACATTCTTAGGCGCTGTACAAGTTTTAGGTTTGGATACTATTCTTCCTTTCCTTGTACCACTTGTACATCTGTATTTACGTACAACCTGTGTGCCTTTCTTGGCAAATATGGGTGTTGCACCTTCTACAGTATCTGTTATTTCGCGAATAAGCATTTTATCGCCTTCTTGTAGCTTTATTTAAACGCTGTACTCTTATTGATGCTGGATTAATTCTTTTTGTTCTCTTAGCTTTCCTAGCTATTCTTGAACCTAATCTTGCTTTTATCCTTTTAAGTGCCATACGTTTTTTAACATTAGGTGGAGCAAAACATTGTTGTAATTTAGATACAATTCTGTTTTTGCGGGGGCCACCTGAACATCTATACTTTCGTACAACTTTCTTACCTGACCTAGCCCATGTAGGACCTTCGCCGATATCATCCTCATGATGAACAGCGACAACTTTATAGCCATGCTTGCGTACAAGTTGCCTAGCTTTCTTTTTGTCAACCTTGTAGGTAAATCCTGTTTTAGGATTCTCTACTTCAACGGCATCTTTAGGTGGTATGTATAGTTCCCGTAATAACATATAGTTATTTAGCGGATTTTAAAGGTTCATTACTAAAACAATGATAGTGGATAATAAGCCGGCTACGATCGTGCCAGCGGCGCCAATGAGGACTTTTGTCATACTCTTTTGGCCTTCGACAACATCTTTATGAATGCTATCTACTTTTTCTTCTATTTTTGTGAGTCTACCTTCTAAAGCTTCATATCTTTGTTGACATAAATCAACATGTGCTTCAAGGTTCTCTCTTTCTAATTCTGTGGCTCCAGCCATCTATATCTCCGATTACTTACGCTCAGTAAGTTTATTAAGTAAACTCTTAGTTGGCCTTAATGGGTCTTTTTAGATGCCTGGATAGTTTTTGTCTAACAATATTATTTATCCAAAAGTTCGAAATAAACATTAGATATTTTATCATTTTGGGTGATAAAAACGTTGTTTTTAAATTCAGCTGTTTCAGTTAAATTTGTAATTATAGGAATTAAATTAAAATCGTTGTTTAACATGTCTACAGTTAATGAATCAGGTGCAGGAATAGTAAAATCAAACTGCCAAATAGATTGTTGTCCTTTATACTCTGACCCTAAATTATTTTTAATTGATTGACCCTTTTTTTGTATAGGACCAGAAGAATAATCAAGATTTGTGCGTAAACCTATCGTCTGCAATACTGAAAGAAAGTTTTGTTGTTGCCTAAATTCTACAGGATCTTCCCCACGTCTAGCACCAGTCTCGGTTATGTCTACTAATGTAATCAGTCTGAAAGTGTCCATACAGTATTTACAGACATAAAAAAAGAGCCCACATAAATGTGAGCTCTTAAAAATCCTAAGGTAGATTTTATTTTTAGTTACGTAAATTATGCACTTACGATAAACTGTCCGCCTTCAGTTACTGTAGCAGAAGAAAGGTCGATTGAATCAACTGTTCCTAGTCCTCTTACAATAACTTGTAGGCCAGCGGCATTAGTTTGTGAAGCATCATAACAGATGTTTACCAAACCAGCTGTGCCTTCTGAATCAAGTGCAATTGGATTAACTGCTTGTGCGATTGCTTCAATTGTTGAACCAATTCCGCCTTTAGCTGCCAATGAAGCACCTGCGTCGATTACTGCAAAGCCAATATTAGCTGTGCTATATAGTGTAGCGTGGGCATGACCCAAACCATTTACTCTTGTTACTGCTGCCATTTTATATTCTCCTATACTCTAATGACTAAAGAAGGCCTCTCCTTCTTTGTATACTTTTATTTATCATTTATATGGTAAAATATAGGGTGTTTTAGCTCTTTTTGGCTCGTTTATGCAATGCACGTAGGTTATTTACGTATGCAGGGCCTGCTTGCACGATATCATCAATCATTTCTATTGCAGGCATATATGCTTGCACCATGCCACTGCTCGCGGCTTGTCCATTGCTTGCCTGTTGTAAGAAACGTTTTGTAAGGGCTAAGTTTTTAGATCCTACAAGATATCTATATAGTGCTAAATTCTGTTGTGAGCCTGCTAGGTCTGGTTTTGATACTGTAGGTTCCGGATCAGTTACACTAGCTTTCTCCATGTTTTTAATTGCGGCCCACTTCTCAAAATCATCAATTAAGTCTGAACTTCTAAGTTTTGCTCTTGCCGCAAATATCAAACGTGTTGCTACAAGTCGTTTTTCTGATCGTGTTTGCTTATCCCAGTTCATCACACTTCTGCGAACTGCTTTATAGTCGGAGTTAGTAATTCTTAAAGCAGATTCAAGTTTTATGAATAATGATCCAGGACCAGTAGATGATCCAGATGCTAATGATCTAATATATCTATTTAGGTCATTTACAGGTACTCTTGTATTACGCTTCATTTCTTTAGCTGACTTTGGATCTTTTAACTTATCCTGTGCTGAATCCGTACCAACTATAAAATATATAAAGTTATATAGATCTGTTGCCATTATTCTGTAGAACTTATAAGTTTCAAATCCTATAGTTTTTTTGGCATACCTCTGTACTGGACCTTTAAAGTCAGGAAACTGTCGCATCGTTTCTAGTATTAGCAACGAAAGATAAAGTCTTTCACAACAATCAGAAAAAGTAAGCTTTTTTGCACTGCCATTATCTTTGGTCATGCGAGCTTCATGCAAGTCTTTTATAAAAGAAAATGCAGTGTCTTCTGTTTCTGTTTGTGTTTCTATATCAAGTGTTGCAGTATCTTCCATTAAAATTAACCTTTTGCAAATGCTACTGCGTCTCTATCAATTTCATCATCACTAGGTGCTTTATCTTCTGGTTCGTCATCACCATCGTCTTGAGGTTCTGGATCAGGAACTTTGGATTTTATATCGCCTGCGGCTTCTGCTTTTTTAAGCAATTTCATACACATTGCTTTATCACAACCACTTGCCTTTTCTAGTTCAGCAAAAAACTTTGCAAGCCTTTGCTTTGGACTGCTGACTCCATCGTTCTCTGATGGATCTTTAATACCGAAAGGTGTTCCTACTTTTGAAAGAGCTGAACCAAGTGATCCCATTTTATTCATCATGCCTAGTTCTTCATCTGACATTTTTGCTAGGCTACCAGGCTCTCCACTGCCTTGTCCCATTTGCATTAGTCTACGACCATATTTTGCCATCTTCTGTGCAAAAGGTGATGCATCGTAATACCCTTCTACTATTTCATGTATTTTCATTTTTTCTAACTCCTTAGTTTGGTTGCCATCTTGCACGAGGTACAAGTTTGATTTTATTCTTTTGTGCGACATATCCTTCGCCGCCTTTATCGCCTCTTGTTGTTGCCTTAACGTCTGCATCTGCGGAATCTAATTGATCTATGATATTGTCTTTAACAGCCATTATCGTTTTGACAAGTCCAAATATTCCAGGAAGAGCTTTTGGTGACGCATCACTCATAGCTTTTATCTTAGCCTGCTTATTTGCACTTACTTTACTTGTACTTAGCCAATCAAAAAATCCTGATTCTATATTTTTAAGTTGCTGTGTACGAGTCATATGATTTACATATGTATAAATGATATTTTTCATATCACTTAATCCTTTTACAGGTGCAAGAAAAGTATCAATAATTGAGGCACTTGCACTTGCTTTTTTACGAATAGCATTAGTTTCCTTTGTATCTACTTTAGGTTGATGTGTAACATAAGTTTGTCCTAATACTACTACCTCTTTACTATTAAAAATACTTACATCTTTTATTGGTGTACTTTGTTTACTCCCAAAACTGTCGTATATTGTATGTGCTACAACACCAACCTGTGAGGCCGCTATGCGTTGCCCAAGTTCGCTTTTTGTATCCACTGTGTATTTGACAAGATTAGGAGTAAATTCTACTGCGCCTTCTGCGGCGGTGTATGGTTTGCCTGGATGATATAGTAAGTCTCCGTATGCGTACCCCCTAAAGTTAGGTGGTGTTGCAGACTTCATAACATCAAAAACACCAGCCATATCATTTCCAAACTTCTCTCTCCAGTCTTCGCCTTTGCCTGTATTTTTTATAAATTTAGATAAGTTATCTGCTGAGGTGGATTTATTTCTTCCCCAACCATTCTTTCCTACAAGCACGAATTGTCCGTCTGGTTCTCTGCCCCAATATAATGTAGGGTTACCGTCCCATTTAATTGCAACGTCACCAGAATCAGTACCAAGATCATCTAAAATATCAGCCGCTTTCAATGCACCCTTAGAGCCATCAACAAAAACTAGGTCTTCGAGATGTTGATACTCTCTCCCTACCTTTGCTTCGGTCAAATATTTAAATTCATGATATCTCATTTTGGTAAAAGTTCTTTGATACGTCTTAGTTGTCTGTCAGCTAGAGACTCTTTAGGTGGAGGATTAAATCCTTTATCACTTGTAAGGTCTGCCATCATTTTATCACCACGTTCTTTACCTAGTGCTTTTGCTATACTTTCAACACTACCTAGATCTTTTGCGGTTGCTTTAGGACCAATTAATATTTTTGCAATTTCGTCTAAATTGTTAGAAACTAATTCATCGCTTTGTCTATCTACTAGGCCTTTGTAAGGTGACCACTTAAAGCTTTTTGGATGATTTTTAGCCAAATACGCCACAGCAATTTGTTTGTGTTTTCCTTTATAAGGACTATCCTTTGGTATTTCGTGTGTATGAAAACCAGCGGCTGTTTCTGCATTAGGCACAATCATAATGTCTACTTGGTGTGCTTCTTTTCCGATAGGGACTCTTACATGTACGCTATTACCCGACTGTGTTGTTTGTAATCCTGCTTTATCAAAAAGTGACCTTAGGTCTTTTCTAGCAGTAGGAATATCTGCACTGTTAAAATGCCCTTGTATCTTATCGGCATCAACAATAACATCTAAGTCTCCACTCATTTTACCAGGAGTTGGAGTTGCACCAGATCCTATAGCTCTTGATTCTGCACCTACCGATTTCAAAACACTGTCGATTGGTTTTTGAATTTTCTTAATTATCTTGTGATCAAATGGCACAACATCAGGGAATGCTTTACCGCCTTCATTCAACATCATTTGTTTTTCCTTCACGTATTCTTTGAATTGCTCTGCGAAACTTCCTAGGATCGCCTGATTTTATACTATTAATAAAACGCCTTTCAAGTTCTGAAGCTGTGTCAACATCATAGTGACTATGTACACGACTAAGTAAATTGATTGCACTTTCTATAATATTATTTGCCGTAGAATCAATAAACAAGTCATTGTCTCTTTTACCATGTACTTGGTTTAGTTCGTCTAATATTGATCTGGTACGTTTCTTCATATTTTTACTCGCACTTCCTTAATGTATTTAGTGCATTTCTGTCATAAATATCACTGTAATGATAACTAGTATTATCCCAAACACTATTCGAAAGGAGATTATATGCCGAGTATATTAGATCTTGACCTCTATGGACGTTCACTTTTGTTTGCAAAACTATCAAAGTATGCTTATTATAACATAGATCAAGCAAAGAAGCAAGCAAAAAAATTAGGTTATACAACTGTAGAATTTTATGATAGAGACGGTGCTCAGGCATATCGCTTCCAAAATAAGACTGACATGGTAATAGCTTGTCGAGGAACACAGCCTACGCAATATAGTGATATTGAAGCTGACCTCAAAGCTTATCCTGTTGTTGCAGAAACAGTATCACGAGTACATCACGGTTTCAAAACTGAAGTTGACGACTTATGGCCTATGATACTAGAAGATATACAACGAAAGGCAAATGCAAATAAAACAGTTTGGTTTTGTGGACATTCGTTAGGAGCGGCTATGGCCACTATAATGGCAAGTAGATGTTATCATTGTGAAGATATTCAAAACCCGCATGAACTTTATACTTACGGTAGTCCAAGAGTAGGGTGGTCTAAATATTGCAACTCGCTAGGAGTAAGGCACATTAGGTGGGTAAACAATAACGATATTGTAACAAGAGTCCCTTTGAATATTATGGGCTACAGACATCATGGTATGGAACATTATTTGAATACATGGGGAAATGTACGAAAGCTTACTGGCTGGCAAAGGGTGAAAGATAGATTTAGAGGAATATGGAGAGGCATCAAAAAAGGAAAAATTGATAGCTTTTCAGATCATTCAATAGATGCATATGTAGAACATACCGAAAAGGCGTCTAAAGGATTAGAAACTCTACAAGTTTAGATAAACAAAGAACTTACGCTTTCTTCATTTGTTACCCTACGAATAGCTTCACCAAATAAAGAACCTGTTGTTACTTCTCTGACACGTTTCATTTTACTAATATCTCTAGTGTTGATACTGTCTGTAACTACACATTCTTCTAGCACACTCTTTTCAATCTTCTTAGTAGCTTCTCCACTAAGCACTCCGTGAGTAATATATGCCCTTACACTTAATGCTCCAGCATCCATTATTGCTTTTGCGGCATTACATAATGTTCCGCCACTGTCTACAATATCATCTACTAAGATTGCATGTTTGTCTTTGACATCTCCGATAAGAGCCATTACTTCTGCAACACCAGCCTCCGGCCTACGTTTGTCAACGATAGCAATGTCTGCATGAAACATGTCAGCAAACTTTCTAGCACGAACGGCACCGCCTGCATCTGGAGATACAAATACTGTGCCTTCGTCAACATTCACCCTAGCCTGTATGTCTTCTGCAAAAACTTTCCTGCTGGTTAAATCGTCCACAGGTATATCAAAGAAACCTTGAATTTGACCAGCATGTAAGTCCATAGTAAGTATTCTATCTGCTCCTGCTGTGGTAAGCAAGTTTGCTACTAGTTTAGCAGTGATAGGTGTACGACTTGCACTTTTTCTATCTTGTCTAGCATAACCGAAGTAAGGAATAACTGCGGTAATCCTTTTTGCTGAACTACGTCTAGCAGAATCAATCATTATAAGTAATTCCATTAAACTATCGTTTACTGGTGTTGATGTTGAATTTACAATAAAAACATCTTCACCTCTAATATTTTCTAAAAACTCTACGCTTGTTTCCCCGTCTGCAAACGCACTCACGTTGGCAGGAACCAGTGTCGCGAAGCAGTGTTTTGCTATCTTTTCCGCTAACTCTGGGTTTGAATTTCCAGTTATGATTTTCATTTTCAAGTGGTACCCTTCCTAATGTTATTGTTATAACGTATAGCCTCTCGTAATAACGAAAGGTCTACACCTTCCCTGTGTGCTGTCTTTATAATTGCTTGGGTGTCTTTAGGGAAACAGTGGCCTCCAAAGCCCCGTTCAGTTGTTACTTCAGTGTGGCTTTGTCCTATACGGCTGTCCTCCGTTATTAGTGTTGAGACTTTAGAAAAGTCTATGTTGGTTGCTTCACATAAATCATAAATTTGATTAAAGAAAGCAACCTTAGTAGCTAGAAAGCTGTTACGAAAATATTTAGCTAATATTAGTTCTTCTGGCTTAGCATGTATAATTTTTGATAATTTAGTGGTTCGCTGAAATACCCTTTCCCAAAAGTAATAATGTCCTCCACCAATGTATATAGTTTTGGTATTCAACATATCTTCTATAGCTGTATCTGCTCTTATAAACTCAGGTGAAAAAGATATTGTATGGCTTGGAAATATTTCCTTGATTTGTTTCCAACCTTCTAAGCTAATAGTGCTTTTTATTAGTACTGGTTTCTCAGCATGTGTATCACCTAAAACATCAATAACATTTGATATATCACACTCACCATTTTCTGCCTGCGGAGTATTAACACAAATGATAACACCATCGGCATTTGTATCTGATACCTTAAGTCCACATGTAAGATCTTTACCTAGTATTCTATAGTATTCAGGATCAACTATTTTAGTCGTAGCACCAGTATGTTGTAGATAAGCTTCAACAGCCTTACCAACATAACCATATCCAGCTATTGCTATTTTCATAGGTAGATCCGTAATTGTTTCTTATAGTATACTATCTAATACTAATATTGTCAAGAGCTTTAACCAAATTCTCCACTTACATAAGCCCTCGTTGATCTGTGATTAGGATTTCCAAATATCTTTTTAGTGGCTCCTACTTCTACTATTTCACCGAGATGAAAATAAGCAGTAGTATCACTTATACGTTTGGCTTGTTGCATGTTATGAGTAACCATAACAATAGTGTAAGACTTTTTAAGTTCAAGTATTAGTTGTTCAATAGCATTAGTGCTAATAGGATCCAAAGCACTGCATGGCTCATCAAGTAATACAACTTGTGGATCAACTGCTAGGGTTCTAGCAATACACAATCGCTGTTGTTGACCTCCACTTAAACTAAATGCTTCTGATGTAAGCCTATTTTTTACTTCATCCCACAGGTTAGCTTTCTGTAAACTGTTTTTAACTATTTCATCAAGATGTGCCTTTGATTCATGCATCCTATGTAATTGCGGGCCGTATGCGACATTTTCATAAATTGATTTCGGAAATGGGTTGGGCTTTTGAAAAACCATCCCAACACTCTTACGCAAATTGTTTACATTTGTATATTGTGTTCTATAGATGTCAGTCCCATCTATGCCAACAGAACCTTTTGTAACACAGTCATCAATAAAATCATTCATTCGGTTTAAGGCACGTAAGAATGTGCTTTTACCACAACCACTCGGACCAATTAGTGCGGTCACATTGTTCTTTCTAATTTTTAAGCTTGCATCTTTAATAGCATGTGCATCTCCATACCAAATATTAAGATTACGAACTTCTATTTTTTGGCTCTTTGTGAGCGTAAGTGTATTTCTAGTTTCTATTTCCATTTTATTTCAAACCTCTTCCTTAGCCAAATAGCTAATAAGTTTAATGTTACTAATATTAATAACAATATTAAGATAGCCGCACTAGTCTTTTCAGCAAATCCCCTTTCTGGACTGTCTGCCCATAGATAAATTTGCACAGGCAAACTTGTAGCAGGATCCAATATACTAGTTGGAGCAGTAAGAATAAATGCAACCATACCAATCATTAGTAGAGGCGCTGACTCTCCTATTGCTCTTGCAATTCCAATAATAGTTCCTGTGATAATCCCAGGCAGTGCCGCAGGCAGTACTTGATACATTGTCGTTTGTAGTCTACTAGCACCAAGTCCATTACTAGCATCTCTAACACTTTGTGGCACAGTTCTTAATGCTGTTCGACATGCGATTACTATTGTAGGCAATGTGAGAATACCTAAAGTTAATCCTCCAACTAGGCTCGCACTTCGAGGCATACCAAAAAATTGTATAAACACCGCAAGTCCTAGTAAACCATAAACTATGCTAGGTACTGCGGCAAGATTATTAATGTTGATCTCCATAAAATCATAAGCCCAAGAATTACGTTTCTTTGGAAATTCCTCCATGTAGGTGGCACAACCTACTCCTATAGGAAATGCAAATATCAATGCAAGTCCTATTGTGTAGAATGTACCTACCATTGCTCCCCAGATGCCTGCTATCTCAGGAGATCGACTGTCTGAGTTTGTCCAGAAGCTCCAATTCCATGTGCGATATATTTTGCCGTCAGAAATTAATATGTCTACTATTTCTCTTTGCGAATCTGTTAATTTGTCGTATACTCCTTTAACGTACATGTCTACGTTAGTATGTGCTACAAGAACATAAGTACCTGCTTCTGTAATATCTATTGTGCTATAAGCATTTGGTGTAACTAATTGCCTTAATCCTTTTTTAGTCGTTCGATCAGGTTCCTTAACTAGTCTATACATTGCTTCATTAATACTTTTTTTACTTGTGCTTTGTACTTCTACTACATCAACTTCAATTTTTGTTTGAGTAAATGCTCCTATTCCTCTGTAACCTAAAGTAGCAAAAAATATAATCATTAAAATAGCAGTCAATGTCACTGCACTATAACATGCATACTCAAGACTTTTTTGTACTACTCGCCTGCGTCCTGTTATTTTATTGTCTAAGTCTGTTGACTGCATTTTTATAATTCCTGTATGCTATCCAATTTAAAATAAATGTAACTGTGAAAAGAGTAAATGCTAATGCAAAAGCACTTAGAGTTTTTGCACTTTCAAACTCTTGGTCGCCAATCAGTAGTGTAACAATTTGAACTGTTACTGTGGTAACTGCTTCTAGAGGATTAATCGTAAGGTTGGCGGCAAGTCCTGCGGCCATGACTACAATCATAGTTTCGCCTACTGCTCTACTAATAGCCATTATAAATCCTGCAACTACTCCGGGAAGTGCGGCAGGTAATACAACTGATAGGATTGTTTCTTCTCTTGTTGCTCCTACGCCTCTAGCACCATCACGCATTGCACTAGGTACTGCGGTAAGTACATCATCTGTAATAGAACTTATCAGAGGTATAATCATTATACCCATCACTAGGCCTGCCGCAAGAGCAGATTCAGTACTGACATCTAATCCTAAAGTAACCCCAGTTTGTCTAAGCCAAGGTCCTAATACAATCGCGGCAAAGAAACCATACACCACTGTAGGTATACCTGCTAGAACTTCTAGTAAAGGTTTTACTATTATTCTGACTTTTGGTTTTAAATACTCTGCTGTTAGAATAGCACAAAGCAATCCTAACGGTCCAGCAATACACATTGCTATTGTTGTAATAAAAAAGGTACCCCATAACAAAGGTATAAGCCCAAACTCACCAGAGCTTCCTACACTGTCAGCCCTAAAAGCTGTCTGTGGGGACCATGTTGTGTTAAAGAAAAATTCTCTTGGATCTATAAGCGTAAAGAATTTTATTGTTTCGTACGATAAACTTGCTATAATTGCAAATGTTATACCTATTGTTATCCAACTAGATAATCTAAAAAAGAATTTAAAATAATCTTCGTTAATCCCGTTGGACTTTTTCTTTGGACCTATCCATATAAGCATATTAATCCTTTTGAAAGAATGTTAGGGGCAAGTGCTACCCACCCCTAACTATTACTGTTAGTTTAACACGGTTTCACGTACTTTGTCAAGTTCTTTTTGTGGTAATGGAATAAGTCCTGCATCACCTAATGAACCATCTTCTCCCGCCACGTCATCACTAAGATAAAGTTCCATAAACTCAGTCATACCTGGGATAACACCCATATGCTCTTTTTTAGCATATACATATAGTCCACGGCTTGCTGGATATGAACCGTCAGCAATTGATTCAAATGTTGGAATTACACCTGCAATAGGAGATCCCTGAATTACATCTGTGTTTTGATCTAAGAATGAATATCCGAAGATTCCGAAAGCATTTGGATTATTAGTAAGCTTCTGAATAATTAAATTATCATTTTCGCCTGCTTCTACATAAGCACCATCTTCTCGAATACCGTGACAGATACCTTTGTATGCTTTTTTGTCTACCTTCTTCATTGCGTTAACCCAGTCGTAAGTCTTACAACCTTTTTCCATTACAAGCTCTACCCATGCATCACGTGTTCCACTTGAAGGAGGTGGTCCTAACACTTCTATTTTAATTGCTGGAAAACTGCTGTTAATTTGATTCCAATGTGTAAATGTGTTTGGTACTAAGTTACCGTTATCCTGTGGAACATCTTTAGCTAGTGCTTGAAATAATTCTTTTGGAGTAACTTCTAGTACTGCACTATCTTTGCTGTTTGCAAAAACAATGCCATCATATCCTACCAACATTTCTAGTGGAGTCACACCATTTTCATCACACATTTTAACTTCACTGCTTTTGATTGCTCTACTTGCATTTGTAAAGTCAGGATGTGAATCGCCTGTACCTGCACAGAACAGTTTCATACCACCACCTGTACCAGTTGACTCAACTACAGGAGCTGTGTTACCTTCTGCGGCAAATGTTTCTCCTACGATTGTTGTGAAAGGATAAACTGTAGAGGATCCTACAATTCTAATTTCTCGTGCTTCAGCTACGGATGCAACTGCAAATACCGCCACGAGTGCGGCGAGCCATGATTTTACCATTTTTTTCTCCTCTATGGTTATGCCCTGTTGGGCCATCATATGGATGAGACATTCCTGCCTCAAATCTATTTATAATTTGATCTCAAAATGCGTACCGTAAACGGTCTGTTTGTAGCCATAACCTTCTGTGCCATTGCGTTCAATAAAAGGAGTAATTTTCCAATTGTTCTTTTTGTAGGTTATGCCTAATTGATCTCTTGAGTCAAATTTTACACCTGCGTCTTTTAACGCCCAACGTGGTTGCCATTTTACATACAGATAAAAATCTCCAAACAAGTGTGGAGTATATTCTGTAATAAAACGATAACGCCAATGTGACTCTTTGTTATCAAAACCCCTAAATTCCATTCTGCCTTCTACTGTCAGATCATCTAGTTCTAGAAATGCCCAAGTAAACTTTATACGGTTTTCTATTGAGCTACGCTGATCAGCATAACGATACATTACTTCAACTGGACCTATCTTGTTGCCTACTTCAAAATGCCAACGACCTTCTCTATGCCTATAGGTATATTCCCAGTCGTCTATTTTTGCCTTGTAGTTGTGCTCTGATTCTTCTGCAATAGCAGGAGCACAAAAGAAAAAAGCACCCGTAAAGAGCGCCACTAATATGTGTTTCATTTTTTTATCCTCTATGGTAATGCCCTGTTGGGCCATCATAGTTGTAGGGTATAAATTCACCTTTATACCAATCATATTTATTATACAAAGATTAATCTAAGATTACAGTCATATTAATTTTATTAATACTATGTTAAGATACTATGCATATTGTGCATACCAGATATTAATAAAAAAAATAGAAAAATCGTGGTTTATCAGCTCTAAATTGCACGATTTTATTATATCGAATGATAAATAAGTTTGTTACAGCAATGTAACCACACACAGACACTAGGGATAGACCAGGGAGTTGAAAGCACTCCTAAAACAGCAATTGACGATGTCCAAAGCGACATTGACACCGAGAAAAGACTCGGGGTATTGCTTTCCTCAAGCATCCAACATTTTTAGAAACAGGAGATTCACAATGAAAAATGTGTCTAAAGTCCTACGACGATTGTTTGGATCTAAAACATCCAAGGAAAACAGTTATCGTACATGGGCTAAAACAGAGTACGGTAAAGATTGGCGCTATGCCTATGAGTATATGATTGCTCATGACAAAGCACCCCAGTCTAATCCAAATTTGAAAGGGTGGGTGTAATGCATATCTTTTCAAACATATGGCAAGGAATAATGAAGACAGTTGAGATAATAAGTTACTCAAGAGCGGCTAACGAATTAACTAGACAAGGTCATCATGACATAGCTAAAAGGCTCATGCTAGAGCTTGCGGCTGTACGGGAGCGATCCTAAATTCAGATTCAATTATCAAGCAGGGGTCTGCTTGGTTTTACTATTAACACTAATGATCACAGAATCATATGGGAGAGGCATGCTTCTCAATGTGAGGAAAGATCAACACACACAGGAACGGAGATCATGATTAAAGTAATTAAAGAACTACAAGCTAGATGCACTGGAGAATTCTGCGAAGCAGTCCTTATGTTTGGACTAGGCGGAGTAATTTTTGGTTGCATGTGGTTATCACTTGCACAATTATAATATGTGGAAGCTATTTAAAAACTTTTGGAAGGAACTTACAAATCCTTACGAACCATCTAAGCATTATTTCAAAGGAAGGAAAGACTGATGCATAATACATTAACATTATACTACTGTGAATTTTGTGAAACAGTAGGAAGATTTTTTAGCAAGTTTAGATCAAACATGAACTGGGGAGTTTATAATGACTTAAACAGTTTAACTAATAGACAGCTTAAAGACATAGGCATTAGCCGATCTGATATTGGATACATTGCACGTGGTGGCAAGGTTTATAGGAGATAACTATGTGGCCTTACAATGACGAAGAATCAGATTGGATAAATGGTAAAACGAAGTGACATTTCTGATAGTGTAGCCTTCAGCTTAACTATGTCTTTTAGATGGTTAGCAGATACTTTTTTTGTTAAACGCTATGGACATAGAGCTGTTGTGCTTGAAACTGTGGCAGGTGTACCTGGCATGGTAGCTGGCATGTGGAATCACTTGCGAAGCTTAAGAAAGATGCAACCTGATCAAAGGGGTTGGATTAAAACTTTGTTAGACGAAGCCGAAAATGAGCGTATGCATTTAATGATTTTTATTGAGATTGCACAGCCAAATGTATTCGAAAGATTATTAATTGCTTTTGCACAATTTGTTTTTTGGCATTTTTATTTGATACTTTATATTTTCTTTCCTAGCACTGCACACAGAATGATAGGATATTTTGAAGATCAAGCTGTAATAAGTTACACGCAATATCTAGAAGAAATAGAAAAAGGAGAAGTTGAAAATATTGATGCTCCGCAAATTGCAATAGATTATTATAAACTTCCTAAGACTGCAAAGTTAAGTGATGTGATAGTTGCTGTACGCAAAGACGAACAAGGTCATGCAGATGTTAATCATGGTATGGCCGATACGCTAAAGGATTGAACAATCATGAGTAGAGCCCATGTGAGAAGGCTCTACTCACTTAGTGTGTTATAAATTTTTACTTGCGATTGTAGATATGATATAACACCCAAACAGCGACTAAGCCAACAAGTCCTTCTGCAGATAGTCCAGCTATCATTCCGGTTATGTTGTCTACTACACTGATGTTAGGCCAGAACGGAATGCCTTGGCCGTTGAAAAGAACTTCCATTACGATTGCCAATGAAATAAGTGAAATACCTACTTCAGTAATCGCTCCTGCCCATCCTTTTATTTTATTTAAGATTTCCATGATGGATACCTCCTTTGTTTTACTGGCATGAACTAAAGCCAGTAATGTATTTAAGAGTAGGCGTTACATCATTTTAAGATACTATAACGATTGACCCCCGACATAGTTTCCTGTGCCGGGGGTTACTAAACTCCTATATGTTGTAAGGACTATGTCCCTTTATATCCTGTCTAGTTGTTATTTACTTTTTACCATTTACGAAATCGTAAAACTTTTCAGCCGCTTCTAATACTGCATCTGTTCCTGGTACTTCTGGCATTGTAACAGATGTTACAATTTCATTAGTTTGAGGATCACGTTTTACAGATTGTTCCCAGCCGCCAAACTTTGCATGATAGTCTTGCCATACATTGCTTTGTGCCATCTCTAGGACTTTTGTCCTGATTTCGTATCCATTTTTATTTGTTGTTACTTTTGGCATCATGTCTTTAACCATTTCTGCCATTGCCTGGGTCTGCTTAAGAATGTCAGCCCCGTATTTTGTTTCTACAGTCATTATATATTCTCCTATGTGTCTGTGTGTACGCTATATAATATAGCATAGTATTTAGCAAGTGTCAAGGTATTTTCCAGCAATTCTGTCTTCTAAATAACCTGCAACTGTTACTAATTTTTGTATTTCAGCAACATCTGGATGTTCTGCTTTTCCTAATTTTTCAACTAGCTCTGCTATTCCATCTCTTTCTGATTGTAAAAATTCCTTGACACTCCATATCTGTGGATCGTCATACTCTACCGTAGCCACGCTATCCTCTCCTTATTCATTACTCTGCGATTGTACTCTTCAAGTGAACCTGGATATCTCCAAGCCCATATTGCTACTAGTGCCATAAAAATGCCTGAGTATAGAACTGCCTTTACGTTGCCTGTGGTAAACCATGTAAATGCTAATGTGCTTGACATAACAATTATCATAAAATATTTGCCTTTGGTTGGAAATACTTTCTTCGTAGTCCAATTTGTTAAAAATTCACCGAACCAAGGATGGTTGTATAACCAAGCATGTAAACGGGGTGAACTTTTAGCAAAGGCCCATGCCGCGATAACCAAGAATATACTAAATGGTATTCCTGGAGTTACAAAGCCAACATAAGCCATGCCTACGCAAAATAAGCCTAAACTTTGATAAAAATATTTTTTAATTACATTCATATTATTCCTTTCAGCGATCATTTTATAACCTTAACCAATGCATCTACTAAGTCGCTCATCATAGCGTCAGAGTGTAGTGGTGTTGGTGCGATCCTTAATCTTTCTGTACCTTCTGGCACAGTAGGATAGTTAATGGGCTGTATATAAATCCCATATTCATGTAGCAACTCGTCACTATATTTTTTGCAACGTTTTGCATCTCTTATCATAACAGGTACAATGTGAGTACTAGCACATGATAAAACTTCTATGTCAACATCTTTTAACATTTGTTTTAATTTTTTTGCTTTAGATTGATGTTGCTCTCTTAATTCATTATGATCTTTTAAATATTTAATTGCGGCTAAGGCACCAGCACAAATCACAGGACTCATACTGGTAGTGAAAATAAATCCACTTGCTACTGATCTGATTGCGTCTATGACAATCCCTTCACCAGCTATGTAACCGCCTTGCACCCCAAACGCTTTGCCGAGAGTTCCGTTGACTATATCAACTCCACCGTTCATACCGATCTCATCTAGCATACCGGCACCAGTTTTCCCATACAAGCCTACAGCATGTACTTCGTCTAGATATGTAATGGCCCTATACCTTTCGGCAAGCTCACAGACACCTTCAATTGGACTTACGTCACCATCCATGCTATACACGGATTCAAATACGATACAAGGTACCTTATTTTGGTCTACGCAATCTTGCAATTTTTCTTCTAAGTCGCTCAGGTCATTGTGCTTCCACCTTGCCTTAGGAGCACCACTATGTCTTATACCTTCTATCAGGCTGGCATGGTTCGAGTTATCACTTAAAAACATAATGTTGGGAATGATTTTGCTTAGAGCAACCAGTGTCCATTCATTAGCGACATACGCACTTGTAAACAATAAAGCACTTGAAGTACCATGCAATTTCGCAAGCTCATGCTCTAATGCTACGTGGTAGTGCGAAGTACCGCCAATGTTTCGCGTACCGCCTGATCCACTTCCTGTCTGATCAAGAGCAGTATGCATTGCATCGATGACAACTTTATTTTGACCCATACCGAGGTAATCATTACTGCACCAGTTTACAATATTTTTAATTGCATACGGGCCGTACCAAATTGATTTAGGAAAGTCACCACGTTCACGAACTATGTCGTTAAACACTCTGTACCTACCTTGCTTTTTTAAGTCCTGTAAGACTTTATTAAATGGATCCTTGTTAATCATCAGTGTATTTAAGGTAAATATTTATGTTGGAGTATTATATTGGCTACATTTATATACATATGCGGAGCGATTGTGTTTGTTTATGTAGTAGGAGTGTGGGTAGGCACAAGACTTGAAAAAGCACTAGAAGCAGATCGTGTAGCAGAAGCAAAAGCACAAAAAGAAAAAGCAAAGGCACCACGTAGAAGATGAAGTATGTTTTTATTCTACTAATCCTTACACTTGCTGGTTGTAACACAGAAACACACGAAAGTAATATTCCTACAGGCAAAGGCAAGGTACATGGTGAATTAAATAAAAGAGAAACACCTTGCAGATTACGTACAGTTGAAAAGTCTACAGATTTAGAAAATCATTGGGTATGTGTTTACGATCATCCTAAATCAGAAATAGATGATAGGGTTACTATTTGCTATGAATGTAAATGCCCAAAAAAAGTATACTGTGATTTGAGATAAATGGATAAGCATTACTATTATACAGGAACAGATTATAGCACAATGCATCCTTTTCATTGGGATTTTTGGTATCATATGATTTTGCCATGGGACTTTTTGAATTGGGCATGGTTAGTTTTAGGATTTTTGTATCTGTGGGTCAAGTTTAATGACAGCATAATAGGTCGCTTTGATAAATAAACAGATGAAGAAATAAGCTCAATTTTTTTTTGAGCAAATTTTTTTTAGGTTGAATTTACTAAAAAGGAAAAAGAAATGACGCAACTAATATCCCCTACGAAGTTTACAAAAACAGTTGGCCTTTTAAGGTCATTTTTTTTGGACAAAGGTTTTGAAGAAGTCCATACACAAAACAGACTATCAATACTTGCCGCATGCGAAGATCCATTCAATGTAGCAACGTACAATTACGCAGGCCAAGTTTGGCCTTTGCCACAAACAGGCCAAATGTGGCTGGAACACGAATTATTAAGTAGCCCCGATAGTAAGGGGTTTTTTTGTGTCTCCACTTCTTACAGACAAGAACCAAATGCAATACCAGGTCGACACGATATAATATTTCCAATGTTTGAATTTGAAATGCCAGGAGATATTAATGATCTGAAAACAATGGAATATGAATTATGTGAATATTTAGGTTTTGATGAACCTACAGAAAAAACTTATGCTGAATGGCAGTGGCATTTTGGACTAGGATCTTATGATGAATTGGAAGCAGATCACGAAGTAAGAATGTATAAGCAAAATAAAAGCTGTATGATTACAGATTTCCCAGAGTTTACTAGTCCGTTTTGGAATATGAGTAGACATGAAAACGCAGAGACAAGTAAGAAGATTGATGTAATATTAGGAGGTATGGAAACAATAGGCAGTGCAGAACGTTCATGTGATGTAGAAATGATGCGTGATACCTTCCATACTATTACAGGTGGAGAATATAGTCAACTGTTGTATAAGTTATTTGGTAAAGAAAGAGTAGAAGCAGAACTAGAAGAGTTTTTAAAGTTTGACTTCTTCCCAAGAGTTGGCGGCGGCATAGGTATGACTCGTATGATTGCGGCTTTGGATACTTTAGTCAATCCTGAATACAAGCGTCCTGTGCCAATGGGTATGATTCAAAAAGGCACATCTATTAAGGGTCCTTTGATGACTAACGAAGATCCAGGGGAAGTTTTAGTTATAGACGGTAAGCATGTAATTGCAAACTAGTTGACCAGTTTGGGGTGGTGGAATGGTAGACACGCACGACTGTTTATCGTGTGGTAAAGATACTGCAATATATTTACCGTGAAGGTTCGAATCCTTCCCCCAAAGCCAATTAAGAGTATAAATATATGTGTATACAACACATCGTATACACCATTGTCATGGTTTAAAAGACTACACATCGTTCATTCACGGCAGTATTGTGAACGGAAGTAGACTATTACGTCGAAGGAACGCATCTTTTATAGACAAAATAGGAGATGAGCAATGACAGATCTAATCTATAGAGGTTTCAAAGTATCAAAATCACCAAAAGCTGACACAAAAAATGTGTCATCTAAGATCAAATCTTTGATCTATCGTGGTATTGGTTACTCTAACGAAACAGTAGAAAGATCTACTCAGCCTGCTAAAGTTGAAAGACTTTATCGTGGCATTCAATGGGTAGGCTAGCAGTAATAGAACTTAGCCACTTCGGTGGCTAAGTTTTACCATCCAAAGTCCATACGCCAAGGTAACATTGTATAACCTAGTGGTGATAGGACGTAAGTTTCAGTACAGTAAAATATAATTAATACAAATATAGTTTTTGCCCACCAAGGCCATTTTTTCACTCTATTCAATAAAGGTCCTAGTACCCATTCTAATAATCTATTATAAGCTCCCCAAAAACGATCACTAATATTGTAAGGAGGCGTTTTCAATATGATTAATACAAATGCTATCCACCATACCCATACCGGATGTTCTTCACTGACGCCATATCCAAACATGAAAGGTAAAATTAATGCTGTGAGATATAGTCCTATGTATTTTCTAAGATGGTCTAACATTATTGTACTACATAATCTTCTAAGCAAACAAATCCAACTCCTGGATCTGCAAGAGATTCATGTTCAACTGCGTCATAATAACATTTTTTTAAATCTGTATAATAATCTAATGCTTTACCATCTACAACCCCGTCCGATTGAATGTATACAGCAACAAGAATATATCCTATAACTTTAATCATATTGATGTTCCTTGTGTTTCCTCTTTATTAATATTGTCAAGCTGTTGTTTTATATCTTCATTAATACAATTAACCCCACGTATCCTTCCAGGTAATTCGCCTTTGTAAGCTTCGTTAAGCTTTTGTGTATACATGTATATTGATGGTTGATGTGTCAATGTTGCTCTACATTCTTCTTCTGTTGCAAAACTAGGATTTGTAAAAACAAATAACGGTTGAGGATCTAATGGGTTCAATGTCATAAAGAACACAATTACATACCACATTTTATTTCCTTTCTATAAGTGTCTCCAGTGTTGAAAGAACTGCTTCACTATTATCTTCTCTACCAGTAACAATAGCATCTTTGACGCATTGTCTAGTGAACTCCAAAGGATAACGCACACCATTTTTGTCCATTCCAGTGTTAACAAGATATACATTAACCTTATGCGTATCAATTTTATGCATTAACATATCGCTGTAAACATCAACATGGCGGGGCATAAACGGTGAACCATAGCAGGGACTGAACAAAGGACGTATTTCATTTACACCTTTTTCAGTCCCTGGCATTTGGCTTGTATATCCTGTTTCGAAAAACCGTCTTACAGTATCTCCACTAATTTTACTTATCGGAGGAAACACACCTTTGGCATCCATTGTGAGAAAGAAAATGTTATTAGGGTGATCAAGATCTTTCATTTCCCAAGAATTTTCAACGAAGCTTAAAGGATAACTAAGTCTTGCATTTGCCTCACCTGGATTTTCTTCAACTAGACAATCGTTTAATTTCGCACGTTCTACTGCATCAAATATTGTTGGGTGTGTTTCAGGAGATAGGCCTTCGCTCTTTGCATAACAGCCTGTTTCGATCATGTTTACACCTTCATAGTTCCATGCTATTTCATCATCACCAATTAGTTTGTAGTCAGGATCGCTAGATAGTGTAGTTTTTCCTGTGCCACTCAAACCAAACATAAGATTAGTACTATTCTCATATGTAAATGCACTACAATGCATAGGAAGAACTTTGTGTTCTGGTAATTCGAAACTTAAGATACCAAACACACTTTTCTTTATTTCACCTAAGAATGTCGTCCCAACGATTATCGCACGTTTTTCATTTAAGTGAATATAAATTTTAGGTGTGTCTATTTTATAATCTGTATTGTGATAAATTTCCCAATCAGATGAATGAGCCCAAGGGTCATCTTCAACAGTAAACATATTTCTTACAAACTGTGCATGCCTATCGTCATTGGTGTGTACACGAAAACATATACCACAGGTATAAAATACTAGCACATGTGGATAGTCTAGTTCATATACTTTCCAATGAAGGTCCCAAAAATCTTCTTCATTTCCTATCCTATTGTATTTGGGTCTTGATAAATCTAAAGCTTCTGCTCTTGATCCAAAGTACCATTTGTTTTCAGGACTTCTTCCTGTTGGCTTTGTTGTTATACTAATATTCATCCAAATTTTTTCCTATATGCTTCTTCGAAACCTTCTCCATGACTATAAAACTCTTCGTTGTGCCATGCTCTTTTAAAATATCCCCAATAGCAACTGTATATTGTTTCTTCAGTGGAATCTATGTGTCCTTTTGTTTTGTAGAACATTTCGTAAACTTCTTTATGACTAGGAAATTCATCGTTCAAATATATGTTCTCCATGCTTCATGTTTTATAGGCATATCTAATTGTTTACGTTTTGCAACTAGATCATAGTAATCAGGCCTGTAAGGTTTACATTTAGGTTTCATACGTGTCTTGTTGCCTTTTAATGTATTACAAGGACCACATGCGGCAACCATATTTTCCCAGGTTGTTTTTCCTCCTAGGCTTAATGGAATAACATGATCCATTGTAAGTTCTTTTCTTGTGTGGGTAGTGTTGCAGTATTGGCAGGTGTATAAGTCGCGAATGTAAAGGTTTGTTTTTGAGAATCTAGGACGGCCACGCCGTCGTTGCATTTGTTTTAGCATTACTACTGCTGGAACTTTTGTTTCCCAATTTGGACTACGCACCATCCAGTCATCGTACCAATCAAGTACAACTACTTTGTCCATCCAAACATAAGTAATTGCTTCTTTCCAATTGATTACAGACAATGGAAGGTAGCTGGTAGGTTGTGCGTCAGCATTTAATAATAATACGTCACCCATTAGAAATCTATCTCTCTACCTTTATTTTCCCAAGTGCCAAACCTAGTAGGTTCTGGTCCATCAGGCCCGCCTACCTCCTTGTCTTTTTTCTCTACTAAAAAATCAGAATCAACATTTTCATTTACCCATTTGGCAAATTTCAAAGGATCTTTTTTAAAATCCTTTATCTTTCTCCTAAGAATATGTTCATTTATCCAATTGTATATCATACCATCATATCAAGTTTACTGCCAAGATACCAAGCGCCTTTCGTGCTTCTAATATGCGAACGAAACTCGTCAATTACTTCTTTAACTGGTTTAACTGCAATAGGATCAGGCGGAAAAACTTTTTCCTGTTTATAAACATTCACTGGAGTACCTGGCACAAAGTAATGTGCATAGTAAGATATAGGACTGATTACTGTCATGGTATATCCTCTTCATGACTATTTATAAAATTAGGTTTTGTCGCCTACGATATAAGGTTTAAAGTTTTTGCCACCTGCTAGCACACAACCTAAACCGTTGGGCCATATACCCATCATCATATAGTCACCTGTTTTAATGTTTACAAGCATAACCATGTCAGGGGCACTGAATTGAAAGTTTTGCCCGTTTCTCACTGTGGCAGTTCCTTGTGCAAATGCTTGCATACCTAATTCATTTTGCATTCTGGTTATAAATGTGTTTGCATCATGACAAGGTAAAACTTCTTGAAATATGACAACGTTTGGCCATTCTGGTAAAGGATCACCTTCTTCCATTTCAGGTACATTAGGTATACGCTTTGGATCTGGTAAGGGTGACGGTGATAGTGGATTGGGTGTTTCGTGATCTACTTTTTTAAAGCACTCTTCTGCACCAATACCCTTTAGACATAGCTCATAATCTATAGCTAAATTTTCACACATGCAAGGTACCTTTTCACCTTCGGGCCAAGGTATTTGTCCTAATGGATCTTCGTGTGCTTTAATTGTTGTTGCCCATAATATAGCAATGCCTATAATTGAACAAAATACAAGTATCTTAGTTACTGCTTTCATTTACTTTCTCCTAAAAGTATTGAGCAGTAGTCTCCGAAGCTACAAGATTGAGAGCTTTGCGCCACTGCTTGAGTCCTGTACTATTAAATAGCATAGCATCATTCGGCGTTGCTGTCAACCAACTTTTGTTATGATTTATTTCTTGTTGTATTTGTCCAGGCGCCCAACTGCATATTCCTGTTACTAACCTAAAAGCATTTGGCCTATTTCCCATTAATACTTTTTCAATCATTAGTTCGTCACTGCTGATAGCAAGACCTCCAGGAAGATACATTGTATTGCTAGAACTAAAGTCCTCTGTATGTACCATTACTAGTGCAGATGTATTAAGTGGCCCGCCTTGATATAAAACATCGCCTAGTTCCCAACTGATCCCTCTTTCTTGCATAATTTGATTAAGATTGTGCGGAGAAGGTTTGTTCATTATAAAACCTACTGTGCCTGTTTGGTGTGCTTCAGTAATAAGAATAACACTTTTCCCAAACAACCCGCTTTCTAGATTTGGGTGTGCAACTAATATCTTTCCAGGACTAACCATGTCAACTATAGTCAGGCAAGGGACCACCGTAATCTTTTCCCTTGATCTTCTTGCCTCCAACCTTGACTCTTTTGTTTGGCCCTATTTTATGACTTTTGTTGCCAGTTCTGCGTCTATACCCTTGACTCTTACAACTTGCCAATGCAGAAGCACCAAGAGCATGATCTGGTTTAGAACTCTTGCAAAGACTACGTGTAGCCTGCCACTCTTCGATATCTTCTTCTAACTGTAATATGTCTTCAACACGCATACAGTTATTTATCGGTATTTGTCAGCAGGGCTCTCGTATTGATTGTTTGATTCACAAAGCTTAAAGGTTAAAGCACTTCTAGGGCCTTTTGTAGTATTTAAGGATACCTCCCCTGACTTTTCATGAAATTCAATCTTAGTTATGGTTGCAGGTGTATTGTTTTTGCCCACAAGAATGTTTTGCCCAACCTCGAGATTAAGCGTAAGGTTTCGTAATGTCATTGGAGTTCTCCTTTTGTCGTACGGTTGTACTCAAATATTTATCTGTGTAAAATTATATAATATAAGTAATAGTAAATATATTGTATGGAGATCTAAATGAAAATAGAAGATATTCCTGCCGGAGAAAGTTGGGCATGTCGTTTTAAAACAACAACATTTGTTGACCCTAAAACAAATGAAGCTGTTGAAGAGAAAAATTTAGCCATTGGACAGGCGCACCGCGGCATTCCTAAAACCTACGAAAGTATTGGGCTTATACAAGTTAGAGATACTGATACAAGAATAGTACAACTGTTAGACACTGTTTCAAATATTACCTTTAAAGTACCATTTGATGACTGTTGGGACGTAGAAGTCGTTGAATGGATAAATGAACCAAATGAAACAACAGAATTGGCATAGAACTGATTTAGATGTTACCAATGCACTTCGCTTAAACCTCAAAGATTACCTACTAAGTGACCCTTATCGTGAGGGTGAACACAACATATACATTGAAAACACTGTAGGTGTTTGGACTATTGCTCCGCAAACTATTTTTACAGATAAGTTTTTAGGATATCTAGCAGACAATTTATTATTACAAGTTGATCTAGCTCAAATATTTTACAGAACTAGTGGGTACCAACACCCTGGAGCTCACGTTGACCTTGGCCAGAACAATAAACTTTATGGGTGCGGATTAAATTGGACTGTTGACCCTGATGATGCTGAAATGGTATGGTATGACATGCCAACCACAGAAGGGGTGAGCACCAAACGTAGTGAAACCGATCGTAATATGGAATGGCCTCTAGAACAATTAAAAGAAATAGATAGGGTATGCATTGGACAAACTCCTACCCTAGTGAGAACAGATATACCTCATACTGTTGATATGGGTGACAATGAACGTTGGCTTATAAGTGCTAGATTCTTATGGCATACAACATGGGAGGACTATATGAAAAGTTTTAAAACAAGGATAGTAACATGACACCAAAAGAATTAGCCCAACAAGAAGCAGAACGCACATATAAACAATTTATATTGTGGTGTAAAAGAGGCACACTATATGCTGGTTTATTTTTAGCTGTTGTTGTAGTTGGTTGTAACAATGGCGTTGAAACAGGAGACAACGCAACTGGAAGCAAATATAACGGAGAAGTATATGCTCCTATGAACGTAGGAAAGTAATATGAAGAACTGGGTAAGACTAGATATAGATACAAAAGATGCTATTAAGATAGACGTCAAAAAACACTGCTTTGATAATACTGATAGGGCTGATATCTTTATAGAAGGCCACGGGGGTATATGGACGTTTGGTAAAGATGAAATTTTCAGTCAAGATTGGGTAGACTATGTTAAAGAAACATGCCCATGGCTAGACGTTACCGGTGCCCTTATATTTTGGAGAGCACCTGGCTATCAACACCCTGGAGCTCATATAGATGTAGCACCTAACAATAGTCCAAGCAGGGTAGAGGGGGTTGAGTATGAGAATAACTTTCATGCAACCAACGCAAGCAATAGCATGGACAAGAAAGACTTTTATCCTGTAGTATCTAGTTACAATTGGATACTAGATAAGGGTGATGACAGTGCCATGACATGGTTCCGCCCTAAAGCTGATCAAAATGAATCTGAACTACTAGAACTTAAAAAATT